GGGTGCGCGGAGCCCCGGTGTTCGAGAGTTCTCATTTTTGCTCAGGATCGCTTTGTCGTGGGGCCGAAACCGTTTCGTTGATCCCCTATCAGCGCCGAAACCGTTTTGGCGTTCCCGTAATCCCTTGATCTTGCAGAGAAACCCCCGATGTCCAGGGTGATCCCCTCACAGGGGGTGCCCCGAAACCGTTTTGGACATGACCCCCGAAACCGTTTTGGACATGACCCCCGAAACCGTTTTGGTCGAGGTCGACATCCAGGGGAAAACGGGCTTCGGGGAGCGGCCAAAACGGTTTCGGTCGCTTCAGTCATTTCCAGGATTTCTAGAAACGCTGGAACACCTGTCCCACCACCTGTCCCACCCACCTGTCCCACCTGTTTTCCGTTAATTTTCAATGGTTTACCCTCTAAGTGGGACAGGTGGGACAGGTATTTTGCTATATAGAGTCGTTGAAGGTTGATGAAAATCACGGAATCTTAGCGTTGCCACGGTTTGTGGTCCAGAAATCGCGAAAAACAGGGGTCAGAGGGAGGGATATATATGGTATAGCAAAATACCTGTCCCACCTGTCCCACTTGCGCGTAAGTCACTGAAAATGTTGAATATCAGGTGGGACAGGTGGGTGGGACAGGTCCCGGACAGGTCCCCGAACCCGTCCCACGTTTTCAGCGTTTCTAGGATTTCCTGGAAATCTGGATTTTTCAGCCGTTTCCAGGATTTCTGGAGTTTCTGGAAACGGCTGAAAACGAGCGGTCGAGTCGGATGGGAACGCCCCGTAGCCCCGGTCAGGAAAACCTGAACCGGGTCAGAGGATGTCTTCCAGATCGCCGTCTTCGACCTCGACAACCCTGTAGCCGTTCGCGATCTCGTAAGGAGTGGCGTCAGCGCGGACATAGGCCCGCTGACGGCCATATTCGCCCATGGTCAACTGGTGCCCAGCCCCTTGGGTATACTCGGAATACTTGACCCAGCCAGGGAGGCGCTTCATCACGCGGCCCACCACCTGCGACCAAGCGTTCTGGTGCTGGGTGCTGCGGGGGCTCTCTTTCAGGGCCTCGTGAACAAGCTGTTCGGCACAGGTCTTGACCCGGATCACCTTCATGTCGGGCATGTCCAGATCGGCGAAGTCCTCGCCGTCCAGCGATCCGATGTCGATGGGGGTGTCCAGGAAGGGCTCGATCCGCGCCCGCGTCTGGTCTTCGGTGCTCTCGACCCGAGCCCCTTCCTGACGTTGCTCGGCCTCGGCCAGAGCCTCGCCAGACAGGCCGAACGGAATCCGGCGGTAGTCATGCCGGGAGATCAGTTCCTTGTAGAGCGCGACGGCTTCGGCCCAGACCTGATCCATCTCACCCCTGAGCTTGTCGGTGTCGATGCTCTGGACCGTGACCTCCACCGGCCAGAACCGGCGGTTCTTGTCATCCTTCAGATACTCGTATTCGTTCGTGGTGCCCATGAAGAGGCACTGACGAGGGAAGGTCGACATGCGCTTGTCATAGGCCAAGCGGACGCGATCCTCGCGCCGGGAGATGAAGCCCTTCTGGCTCTCGATCTCGGATCGCCGCAGCGACACGAGTTCGCCTAGCTCCAAAATCCACTTCCCAAGCATCTGTTCGACGGCATCCTTGTCGCCGCTCATATCGACGGTCAGTTCTCCTGCCCATTTGCTGAAGGCCAGGGTCTCGACGAAGGTTGACTTCCTGACGCCCTGTTCACCGGCCAGCACCGGCACATAGTCGAACTTGTGCCCAGGGCTGAACACGCGAGCGACGCAGCCCAGGAGGAACTGTTTCGCAGTCTCCCGGTGGTAGGGCGTGTCTGGCGTCCCGAGGTAGTTCACGAAAAGGGTCTCGACCCGCTTCTTGCCATCCCAGGGGAGCCGAATCAGTCTGTCGATGATCGGGTGGTATTCCCATCGCTTGGCGACGAGGATGATGGCGTCCTTGATGTCTCGGTCGGAGACCTTCAGACCGTAGCCGGGTTGACCTTGACCCGAGGGAGCCTCCAAGATCATACGGATCGAGGCATCATGCGCGTCAGTCCACTCCAGGCCATCTTCTCGGTCAGGAACCGTGATGCTCGGCACCAGCGCCATCTTGCTCTTGATCGGACGCCTGGAGCAAATCCGGCCCGAGAACACGTTGCGGGCGATGCTGCCGTGGAGGCGCGGATCGTTCGCGATGATGGTGGCGATGTTGAAGACGGTCGCCTTGATCTTGCCGTCGTTCGTTACCTCCAGTTCCCGCGTCCAGCCCTTCTTCGGCTTCTTCGGAACCTCGGAGCCCGGATAGGGCGGCAGGCCATTGCGGGTCAGGTCTTCGCCTTCGTCACCCAGGATCGCCCTGATCTCGGCGTCGAGGTCTTCGCCGGTCTCGTAGGCGTCGCGGGTCTCTTCGACCTCTTCGTCATCCATGTCCGAGATGTCGTCGAACATCGCTTCGATGTCGATCTCGTCCTCGACCATCTCCTTCTGGACGGCACGATCCTCCTGGGCGAACTTGAACATCGCCTTGAAGGACGGGTGCTCGGTCACGGCCTTGTCTTCGAGGTCCTTGCCCTCGTCGAGATCGCCGAACTTGTGCAGGCGCACCATGTCGAACGAGTTGCAGAGCGTGTCGGAACACGGGTCGGTGCCGTGGTGCGAATAGATGAAGCGGCCATCGTCCTCGACCACCACGCCGTTCGTCGTCGAGCCCTGGGTGTAGCTGTAGCGGGGCTTGCCCGAGTTCATGTCCCCAGGGACGTAGATGTCGGGCAGGAACTTGGCGATGGCTTCCTGGATCGGATAGGCGCGGCAGAACGCGCCGATGGGGCCGCGTTTCTCGAACGGGTCTTCGGCCTTGTCAGCGGTCGGGCGTTTCTTGCCACGCGAATCACTGAAGGGCAGGTTGTTGAAATCGCGCCAGTCTCCCGGCCAGGACTCCAGAAGCTCTTCCGGGTCCAGCAGGCGGCCCTTGTTCACCCAGGTCTTGTATTCCTGGTCCTTGGAGCACGACGGCATGAACATCATCTGGGCGACGCGGAACGACACGTCGTCCACGGCGTCCATGCTCTGGTCGATCTTGTGGGCCAGAATCCGGCTCACGGCGTCGTATTCGTCGCGCTTCACCGGATGGGTGAGCGGGAAGTTCAGACGGACCCTGGGGGCCTTCGGCTGGTGCTTCCGCGTGGTGTGGGCCACGAACTCGAAGTTGGCGATCTCCAGGATGCCGTCCTCGATCAGCGAGAACAGTTCCGGGGCGCAATCGTCGATGTCGATGGTAATCAGGTCGCGTTCAGCGATGGAGTTCTTCCGGCGGCGGCCACCCTGGATGGGACCCCCCAGATACCAGCCGTCCATCGCCTTGAGTCGGTCTTGCTCCGTCTTCGGGAGCTTGAAATATGCCTTCTGTTTTTCGTTCGTTCTAGGTGGAGACGAGAAGAGAGCGCAGAAGCTCTTCCATGTCATCACCTGATTCTTCGCCTTACCGAGATTGAACCCGCGCCCCCTGGCGATACGGACTTCTCGGCTGGCGTTCGGCCATGCCGTCGCCATACCGGGCTTCAGACGTAGACGTAGGGATGGAAGTCGTCGAGGGACACTTCACCTTTGGAGACATCAACGATCTTCGCGGCGAGTTGCGGCGTGACCTTCCCTTTGCGAATCACCTTGTAGAGACCCTGCGGCGTGTATTCGATGGCCGAAGCCAGGATGGGGATCGAGCGCATGTTGCTCTCGCTCGGCGGGCAAGCCTTCAGCAGCAGATCGTGCAAAGGCCCCAAGTTGGTCATTCGGATCGTATCGGACATTGATCTCTTCTCCAGGGTGGTCCAGGGGGTAGGATCGGAACATAAAGCATCAACTGCCTGTTGACAAGTGTAATCGGAGCGTCCATTTTAGGGTCTCCGACAACCGGGACCAGAGAAAGGACCCTCCCCATGAGCTTGGAAGCGAAGATCGAAGCCCTGACCAGTGCGGTCGAGGCGCTGACCGAACAGGTCAAGACCCAGAACGCCACCGTCGCAAAGGCGCTGGGCGCAAAGGGCACGGCTCCTGCCGCTGCCGAGAAGCCCGCCGCGAAACCCGCTGCCGCCGAGAAGCCCGCCGCCAAGCCCGCTGCGAAGCCCTCGGCCAAGGCCAAGGTCCCGACCGCCGAAGACATTCGCGGCCTGTTCGGCCCGTATCTGGCCGGTGCCTCCGACAAGGCCACCAAGAAGCGCCTGATCGAAACCACCAAGCCGCTCCTGGAGCACTTCGGCGTCGACAAGATCACCGAGGTCGCCGAGGAACAGCGCGCCGAGGCCCTGAAATACGGCCAGATGCTGGTGGATGCCTTCGAGGAAGACGGGATCGACGGTGCCGAAGCGGTCAAGTTCCCGTTCTCGGAAGATGACGGCGACGACGGCGACGACGACGGCGACGAAGACGACGACGGCGTTCTCTGATCCATGGGCACTCCCGTCGAACATAGTTCTCTCGGCCCTTCGTCTTGGAGCCGCTGGATTCGGTGCCCCGGCAGCGTTCAGGCGCAGGCCGGGATACCGGACAAGGCCCGATTCGAGGCCGCCGAGGGGACTGTGCTCCACGAACTCGTGGCCGACTGTCTGGAGATGGGCTTCGAGCCCGAGGATTATGTCGGCGGCGGGAGGGGCCTGGAGGTCGATGGCTTCTTCGTCGAATACAACGAAGAGATGTGCGCTGCGGTGCGCGATGGCCTGGACTTCGTTCGGAACGTGGCCGCTGAACCCGGCTGGGAACTCTACGTCGAGACCCGCGTGGACATCTCGAAGTGGACCCTGCCGGGTCAGTTCGGCACCGCCGACGTGATCCTGGTCAACGTCGCCAAGAAGCTGGTGATCGTGTTCGACTGGAAATACGGCAAGGAGCCGGTTTACCCCCAGGAGAACGAGCAAGCCCAAGGCTACTGCCTCGGTGCGTGGCAGACGATCTTCGGCAAGCTGTTCGATTGGGACCCGTCCGGGGTCAAGGTGACGATCATCATCGAACAGCCCAGGGTTCCGGGCGGCGGCGGCCTGTGGGAGACCACGATGCAGCGCGTCCTGGAGTTCGGCCAACACGCCAAGCGGCAGGCCGTGCTGACGACGGCCAAGAACCCGCCTCGCAAGGCCGGTGTGAAGCAATGCCGGTGGTGCCGCGCCAAGGATTACTGCGGCACCTTCGCCGAATGGAACATGGAGATGATCGGGCTGGAGTTCGACGATCTCGACATGGCGGACGAGACCGGGTTCCTGCCCGAACTCGAAGCGCCGGAAGAGGTCACGCCCGAGCGCCGCACGATCCTGTTGCGGCTGAAGCCGATCTTGAACCAGTGGATGGAGGCTCTGCGCAAGGCCGCCTACCACGACGCCCAGGTGGGGAACCCGGTTCCGGGGATGAAGCTGGTGGAGGGCAAGCGCCCCGCCCGCAAGTATCACGAGAACGCGACCCACAAGGCCGAAACCGTTTTGAGGAAGGAACTCGGCGACGAGGCTTACCATCCTCCCGAACTTCTCTCGCCCGCACAGGCAGAGAAGAAGCTGGGCAAAGCCCGGTATGCGAAGCTCTTGGACCGATTCGTCGACCATGGGACTCCGCAACCTATCCTGGTGCCGGAAGAAGACAACCGGCCCCGGATAGAATCAGCGGTCGATATGTTTGACGACCTTGATGCAACCGATGAAACCCTATGAAAAGGAAATCCCATGACTGAAGAGAAAAAGAAGGTCGCTGGCCGGATCAAGCTGGAAGGCGTTCGCCTCTCCTTTGCCGACATCTGGCGTCCCAAGGTGATCAAGCGGCAGGACGGGACGGAGTCCCCTCCGAAGTTCTCGGCCAACTTTTTGATCCCCAAGGAAGGCTCCGAACTGACTGCCATCGTTGATGGCAAGCGGGTGCCGATCATGGTCGGTCTGAAGAAAGCCAAGATCGCGGCCATCGCCAAGAAACTCGGTGAGGAAAAGGCGAAGACGCTGAAGATCAAGTCCTCGGCCTATGCGGTCAAGGACGGCGACGAGGAAAACTACGACGGCTACGAAGGCCAGTGGTATGTCTCGGCGAACAACGCGAAACAGCCGAAGATCATCGGGCGCGACAAGCGCGTGTTGAAGGAAGCTGACGGCGTGGTCTACAGCGGGTGCTATGTGAACGCGATCATCACCCTCTGGTATCAGCCTGCCGGGGTGAAGAACGACAACCCGGTCCCCCATGCGGTCTATGCGTCGCTGGAGGCCGTGCAGTTCGTCAAGGACGGTGAAGCGTTCGGTGCTCCGGGCGTCGATGTCGACGAAGACTTCGACGATCTCACGGACGACGACGACGATCTGGACGACGACGACGTGGACGACGACGACGAAGACGACGTTCTCTAAGGCCAGTGAGGGGCGGGAAACCGCCCCTTCGATTCAGGGGCAGGGAGCGTCAAGAACATGAGAGTCCTTATTGGATGTGAGTTCACCGGGGCCGTAAGACGGAAGTTTCGTGAGAAGGGTCACGACGCTTGGTCGAACGACATTCTCCCCGCAGCGGACGGGAGTCCGCATCATTTGCACATGGATGTGTTCAAGGCCATCGCCGATCACGGGCCGTGGGACCTTGGAATCTTTCATCCAGATTGCACCTATTTGACCATCGCAGCGGAGTGGTGTTATTCCGACGAAGCCGAAGAGAAAGCGAAAGCCAGGGGCTCTGACGCCCTCTTCGGCTCTGTCAGGCGACGGGCGCGAGACGAGGCCGTGGAGTTTTTCCGCAAGCTCTGGGAAGCTCCTATACCGAAAGTTTGTATCGAAAACCCTGTGGGGGTCATTCCGTCTCGTCTCGGATTGAAGGCGACGCAGATCGTGCAACCGAATCAGTATGGGCATGACGCGAGGAAGGCGACGTGCCTTTGGCTTCGCGGAGGGCTGGAGCCGTTGAAGCCGACGTTGCGCGTCTCCCCGAAGCATGGGTGCCCTGCCTGCAAGGTCAAGTTCGTATACGACGAAGACGAATCGGATTGTCCCGTGTGCGGCACGAGGCTGAAGACTGTGTGGGGCAACCAGACTCCTAGCGGACAGAACAATCTTGGACCTTCCGAAGATCGCTGGGCACTTCGAGCGGCGACTTACGAGGGCATTGCCTCGGCGATGGCAGAGACGTGGGGGTAGGATGACGGCGATCTTCAAACCCCGACCGAAACGATTCCACCACGATTTTGAAACTTTTTCGCTCGCGGACGTAACGAAGGTCGGGGCGTCTCGTTATGCGCGCGACCCGTCGACCGAACCCCTCATGCTCGCCTATGCCTTTGACGACGAGGCCGTGAAGCAATGGGTTCCGGCGGAAGGGCAACCCATGCCCGCCGAGGTCGAGGACGCGATGCTCGACGATAGGGTCAAGAAGTTCGCCTGGAACAAGAACTTCGAGTGGAACATCTGGAAGCACTCCCTCGGGATCGACACGCCGCACTCGGCATGGCGAGACCCCATGGTCATGGCCCTTTCCCTGTCTCTGCCGGGGAAGCTGGCGAAGTGCGGTCAGGTCCTCCGGCTCGACGAGAAGTATCTGAAGGAGGACGGGCACCGGCTTATCAACTGGTTCTGCAAGCCCAGGCCCGCGACCAAGACGCGCCCGGAGCGCCGAGTCCACTTCCACGAGAAATACGATAAGTGGTTGGAGTTCCTTCAGTATAACCGCATGGACACGGTGTCCGAGCGCAAGATTTACCGCATCCTGCGGAAATACGATCTCCCGGAGCACGAGTGGGAGCTTTGGGCGCTGGACCAGGAGATCAATGATCGCGGCATCCCCGTGAACATGGAGATGTGCCGCAACGTGATCGAGGTTCGAGACGAACTGGTCGCTGACCGGATCGAGGAACTGGAAGAGATCACCCAACTCGAAAACCCGAACGCCCAGGCCCAGCTTCTCGGCTGGCTCCAGAACGAAGGATACCCCTTCAACGACCTGAAGGCGGGCCACATCCGGCGGGCGATTGAGAAGTATGACCAGATGGTCGAGCGCGGTCAGCGCCCGAACCAGAGCGAGGAATGCCGCCGGGTGCTGGAGCTTCGGTCGGAGGTCTCCCGGACCTCGACCAAGAAGTTCGACGCCGTGGCCTCGCACGTCGACGAAGACGGCAACCTCCGAAACTGTTTCCAGTTCAGCGGAGCGGGTCGGACGTGGCGCTGGGCGGGCCGAGTCTTCCAGCCCCAGAACCTTGCGAAGCCGACCAAGGACTTGGAGGGTCTGACCTGGGGTGAGACGCCGCAAGGCTACAAGTTCGTGACCGGCGGCACCCAGATCGAAGCCGCGATGCTTCTTCAGACGCTGACCTCGGAAGGCGTCGAAATGCTGTTCTCGCGCCCGATGGACGCGATCTCCGGCGCTGTTCGGACGGTGGTGCAAGCCCCTCCGGGCTATGTGTTCATCGACGCCGACCTTGCGGCCATCGAGAACGTCGTCCTTGGCTGGCTGGCGAATGACCCGAAGATTCTGCGCGTCTTCAAGAAGGGACTGGACCCCTACATCGACTTCGCCACCTACCTCTACGGCAAGACCTACGAAGAGCTTTGGGCCGAGTTCAAGGGCGGCAACAAAGGCAAGCGGACCATCGCGAAGCCGGGTGTATTGGGGTGCTTGAAGGGCGACACTCCGGTTCTGACGGACAAAGGCTGGAAGGCCATCGTGGAGGTCAATAGTGATGATTGGCTTCACGATGGCGAGAAGTGGGTTCGTCACGAGGGCGTGGTTTTCAAAGGCCACCAAGAAGTCTTGTGTGGGTCTGGGATACATGCTACTTCTGACCATCGGTTTTTGACTGAAGAAGGATGGCATGAGTGGCAATCGGCGTCCCTGCAACAGATGTTCAAGTCGGCTCTCGTTATGGGGAATGGCGTGTTCTTGGAGAAGCGGGGTCCTCTCGCAGCACGGGAAAAGTCTTTCTATGCCGATGCAAATGTGGTCGAGAACGAAAGATACCAAGATCAAACCTCGTGCGCGGATTATCCACACGTTGCACCGGCTGCGCTTCGGCTGACCGTCGCTCCGATGTTGGAAAGCGAGTCGGCGCAGTCCTTTACGACTTACTCGCAAATCGTTTCTATGCTGCGCGAGCGCGTTGCGAAAACCCGGAGAACCGTGCCTACCGTTATTACGGGGAGCGCGGAATATGTTGCCTATTCGGTTCCGCTGACGAGTGGGTGTCCTATGTCGCGGGAACTCTCGGGGCTGATGGAACCCTCGAAATCGACCGAATCGACAACGACGGGCATTACGAGCCAGGGAACCTTCGGCTCGCAACTCGATCAGAACAGAACTCAAACAGCAGACACTTGGGACATCCTGAATACCGGGGATTATGCCCGGTTCGCGGTCCTGACGGAAAGTGGGTGCGTCGTGGCCCATAACTGCGGATACATGCTCGGCGCTGGCAAGCAATACGAGAACCGGCAGACCGGCGAGATCGAGGCAACCGGCCTCCTGGGCTATGCCTGGAACATGGGGGTCAAGCTCACCCCGGAAGAGGCCGAGCGTTCGGTTCGGGTCTGGAGGGAGACCTTCAAGGAAGCTGTCCAGTTCTGGTATGACCTCCAGCGGGCCGCCTTCAGGACCATGCGGACGAAGAAGGAGACGGCCTGCGGGCATGTCAGCTTCGACCGCAAAGGCCCGTTCCTGCGGATGAACCTGCCCAGCGGGCGTTCGCTGCACTACCCGCGCCCGAAGCTGGAAGAGGTCCTGGCACCGTGGGGCGATTTCAAGATGTCCCTCACCTATGAGGGCCAGAACGACAAATACCAGTGGGATCGGATCAGCACCCACCCCGGCAAGCTGACCGAGAACGCGGACCAAGCCATCGCTAGGGACCTACTGGCTTCCGGGATGATGAAAGCGGCCAAGGCAGGGATTCCTATCGTCATGCACATCCACGACCAGATCGTGGGGCTCGTCCGGGAAGAGAACGCCGACGACGCCCTGACCACGCTGATCCAGTGCATGACAGACCGCGACCGCTGGATGGGGGGCATGCCGCTGAAGGTGGCCGGTCACATCTCCAAGTGGTTCGTGAAGGATTGAGAAATGAGTTTACACGACAAGCCAGCCTACAACCATGAAGCCATCCGAAGAGCGTTGGTTGCTCACTGCCTTCCGGTAGACACTCCTTCGTAGACGGCAGATGCTTTCCGGCTGGGCTGGACCGCAGCTTTAGATGCTGTTCGCGGTCTAGACAGGGTTCCCGCTGTCGGCTCCCTTGATGACGGAGTTCCGAACATCACCAATCCAACTAAACGGGGATTTTCTCCAAAATGATCGAAGAACAGATCGAACTGGAGGTTGTCGCCAAGGCCGAGATGGCTGGATACGAGGTCCGAAAGGTCCAGTGGATCGGACGGCGCGGGGCTATGGATCGCGTGTTCTTCGGCCATGGCAAGTGCATCTGGATCGAGTTCAAGGCCCCCGGCAAGGAGCCCGAGGGGCAGCAGGCGCGCGAGGTCAAGCGGTTGAAGAAGAAGTATTCGGACATCCATGTCTGCGACAACGTGGCCGACGCCCTCCGAATCCTGGGGATCGCAGCAGGCGCGCGAGGTAAAGCGGTTGAAGAAGAAGTATCCGCACATCCATGTCTGCGACAACGTGGCCGACGCCCTCCGAATCCTGGGGATCGCAGCATGAGCAAGATGGGCACGCGGCTCTACCTGCAAGCTGGCGCTGAAGAGGTCCTGAACGGCTTCCCTGTGACGCTGACGGAGAAGGACTTCGAGGAATACCAGTGGTGGATGTCCGACCTCCTTCAGAAGAACGAAATCGTTTTGCTCGGGGCCTTCATGGGTTCTGGCAAGACGGCGACCGCACTTCATGCCTTCTGGAAGCTCTGGTCCACCGGAAAGGCTCGAAAGGCCCTGGTGATCGCTCCCAAGAACGTCGCGGCGGACACTTGGCCTGACGAGATCATGTGCTGGGACTTCGCCCGAGAGCTTCACTATGCCTGCGTCGTGGGTGACGAGGAAACCCGTCTGGCCGCGCTTCAGGAAGAGGCAGATGTCGTCATCATCAATCGGGAGAACCTTCGCTGGCTCTACGAACAGAAGGGTATCCGCTGGTTCCGCCAGTTCGACGTGATGATCTATGACGAGGCATCGCGGCTGAAGGCTGGCAACAAGCGCACGACGCCGAACGTCCGCAAGGATGGGTCTGTCAGCCAGCGGCGGTTGTCCGAGTTCGGCTACGTCGGGAAGATCAGGCTCCAGTTCAAGTGGGTCTGGGAACTCGCGGGCACCCCGAATCCGAACGGCATCATCGACCTCTGGGGTCCGCTCTACATCCTCGACAAAGGCCAGCGGCTCGGGACCAGCAGGACGAAGTTCCTGGAACGCTGGTTCCGCTACAACGCCTATTCCAAGACCCACGAGCCCTTCGATCACTCCGAGGCCGAGGTCATGGGGCGGCTGAAGGACGTGTTCTTCTGCCTGAAGGAAGAGGACTATCTGAAGCTGCCGCCGCTCCAGGTGGTGGATCGCTGGGTCAATCTGACGCCTCGGCACATGCAGATGTATCGGGAGTTCGAGCGCACCCTGGCGCTGGAAGAATACGACGTGGAGGCCCCGACGAACGCGGTGCTCTGCAACAAGCTCCTGCAATTCGCGAACGGCTCGATCTACGCGCCCGAGGACGAAGAGGACGGCCAGTGGAACCCGAACCGGAAGCCGGTGGCGAAACACATCCACAACCGCAAGCTGGACGAACTGGAGTCGATTTTCTCCGAGGCAGCGGGGCGTCCGGTCCTGATCGCCTACAGCTTCAAGTTCGACATCCACGCGATCAAGAAGCGGTTCCCCTGGGTCCGCGCATACGGCGAGACGCCGAACGATCTGCGCGACTGGAACACCGGAAAGCTGAAGGCGATGATCCTTCATCCGGCCTCGGCAGGTCACGGTCTGAACTTCCAACACGGGGGCAACATCGCCGTCTGGTATGGACTCAACTGGTCGCTTGAACTATACCAGCAGTTTAATAAGCGTCTTCATCGGAGGGGGCAGAAGGGATCGTTCGTCAGGCTCTATCGCATCCTTGCGCGTGGCACCAATGACGCCAGAGTGGCGGAAAACCTCGCGCAGAAAGCGATCACCCAAGACAGGATCACCGACACCGTTCGCGTCCGCATGGAAGACATTCGGAGGATGGCGGCGTGACGGCCTATGACGATGACATCGAAGCGATCCTGGGCGGCGCGGCCAAGCCGAAGCCCCACGGTGGCCTTCAGCCTGCCCCGTCTCGCGCTCAGAAACGGGCGGCCCTGGCGATCAAGCAACAGGCGGACCTGAAGGCGTCGACCTCCAGGGACGGGAACCTGAGTTCCGTCAGCATCAAGAACGGGGTCACGGTCAACTGGCTCGCGGCGGTCTTCGGCAAGACGACCGAATGGGTGCGGAACAAGCTGGTCGACTGCCCCCCCATGTCCCAGCACGGCAAGAGCTTCCGCTATGACATCAAGGTCGCGGCGCAGTATCTGGTCACGCCCAAAATGGACATCGGCACATATCTGCGGGACCTGAAGGCCACCGATCTCCCGGCATCGCTTCAGAAGGAAATCTGGGATGCCCGCCTGAAGCGCCAGAAGTGGGAGGCCCTGGCTGGCGATCTTTGGCATACACAGGACGTGATGGCCGTGCTGTCGTCCACCTTCGCCATCATCAAGTCGACGGTCCAGCTTTGGCCCGACACGGTGGAGCGGCAGGAAGGGTTGACCGACGCCCAGCGAGACCTCTTGGTCCGCCTCGGGGACACCCTCCAGGACGAGATTTACCAGGGGTTGGTCGATGCCGCGCGCGAGCGCAGCACCAAGCCTTCGCTCTTCGATGTGGACGAGGACGAGACCTCGACCGAAATCGTTTTGGGCGACGATGACGATCTGGAGGATGTCTTGTAATGCCGAAATACGAATTGATTCAAGCCGACTGCCTCGAAGCGATGAAAGAGATCACGCCAGGTTCTGTTGATCTTGTTCTTACTGACCCGCCTTACGGAACGACTCAGTGCAAGTGGGACGCTGTGATTCCATTCGAGCCGATGTGGGAACAGGTTCGACGAGCTTTGAAGCCGAACGGCGCAGCAGTATTCACCGCAAGTCAACCGTTTACTTCTGCACTTGTTATGTCGAATCCGAAGGCTTTTAAGTGTTCTTGGGTTTGGGAAAAATCAAAGTGTGGCTCCCCCGGAATAGCGGCTATTATGCCTATGCGGTTCCACGAAGATGTTCTTGTATTCTCCGCTAATTCAAGAGAGAAAACTTCGTATTTCCCTCAAATGGAGAAAGGTGGGACTCCTTACAAAAGATTTCATAAGGCTTCAAAGACTCACGAAAAAAACGAACACGGGACTGGATTTTCAGGAGGGGCCTATTCTGAGAGTAAGGGGGAGAGATACCCCCGGTCAGTTCAATTTTTCGCACAGAATTGGAGGCGGCAAGATCAAGTGCATCCAACTCAGAAGCCCGTCGCACTCATGGAATACCTGATCCGAACTTACACGCGCTTCGGCGAAACGGTTTTGGACTTCACGATGGGTTCTGGAACCACTGGAGTCGCGGCCATGAACACCGGGCGCAATTTCATTGGCATCGAGCGCGAACCGAAATACTTCGAGATCGCCAAGAAACGGATCGAGGACGCCGCTAGAGAAGCCGAAGAGTGGGAGGATGTCCTGTGAGCTTTCCCTTCGGTTCCCTCGAAGACATCGTGGTCGCGGCAGCGGAAGCCGTTCGGCCACCGGAGCGGCTGACCGTATCCCAGGCTGCGGAGAAATACCGCAAGCTGAACAACAAGGGAGCTTACGTCGGTCCCTGGAAGAATAGCATGGTCCCGTATCTGATCGAGCCCATGAACGTCCTGACCAGTATGCGCTATACCGCGATGGTCTTCGTCGGCCCGTCTCAGTGCGGCAAGACTGAAATCTACCTGAACTGGCACACCTACACCGTGGTCTGTGACCCCACCGACATGATGCTCGTCGAGGCCAGCCAAAGCCGCGCGGCTGACTTCTCGAAGCGCCGGATCGACCGACTTCATCGGGACACCAGCGAGGTCAAGGATCGCCTGATCCGAGGCCGGAACTATGACAACACCTTCGACAAGCGGTATCGCAGCGGCGCGATGGTCACGCTCTCCTGGCCCACGGTCAACGAACTCTCGGGCAAGCCGATCCCCCGACTCTTCCTGACAGACTATGACCGGATGGATCAGAACGTCGAAGGCGAAGGCTCGCCCTTCCTTCTGGCCCAGGCGCGCTCGACCTCGTTCCGCCGCTACGGCATGACGGTGGCAGAGTCTTCGCCGTCGTTCCCCATCAAGGACCCCCGCTGGACTCCGGCCACCCCGCACGAGGCCCCGCCGACTGACGGCATCCTTTCGCTCTACAACGAGGGCGACCGGCGGCGGTTCTACTGGCCCTGCTATAGCTGCGGCAACGCTTTCGAGCCCGACTTCCCCCTCCTGAAATGGGACACGGTGGACGGCAATCTGTCCAAGACCGCGAAGACCGTTCGCCTGGAGTGTCCGCATTGCGGGGCTCGCTACCACGAGAGCGGCGGCGAGATGCCGGGGAAGCATGAGATGAACATGCGGGGCTTCTGGCTGAAGGACGGCGAGAAGATCACGCCTGACGGAGAGATTGTCAGCGAAGCAATCGAGACCGACGCCCGCACGGCCAGCTTCTGGCTGAAAGGCGTCTGCGCGGCCTTCTCCGAGTGGGATGGCCTTGTCTTGAAATACTTCAACGCCCAGCGGACCTATGAGCGGACAGGCTCGGAAGAGGGCCTTCAGACGGTGATGAACACCGGGTTCTCGCTGCCCTATCTGCCGAAGGCCATGGAGAGCGACCGCGTTCCCGAGAAGCTGAAGGAGAGGGCCTACGACTATGGCTACAAGGTGGTGCCTGCGCCCGTCCGTTTCCTGGTTGCGGCGGTCGACGTTCAGAAGAGTCGCTTCGTTGTCCAGGTCATGGGCATCGGCCAGGGCGGCGACATCTGGATCATCGACCGATTCGACATCCGGCACTCCCGGCGCGAGGACGAAGAGCGCAAAGGACAGGTCCACAATGTCAAGCCCTTCACCTTCCGGGAAGACTGGCGACTCCTCATGCCAGAGGTCCTTCTGAAGACCTATCCGCTGGGAGACAACTCTGGTCGCCACATGCGGATCAAGGCTGTCGTGAACGACATGGGCGGTATGAACCAAGCGACCTCGAACGCCTATGAGTTCTGGCGCTGGTTGAAGAACGGCCCGAGTGATGACGAGCCGGATCACGAACACTGGAACAAGCTCTGGGTGCCGGGTCTTCATGCCCGCTACCAGCTTTACCAGGGGGTTCCGAGCAAGCCCGCGCAACCGAAGCCTCGGGTCAAGATCGCCTATCCAGATTCTGGCCGGAACGACCGCTCTGCCGGTGCGCGCGGTGAGATTCCGGTCATGCAGGTCAACACCACGCCGATCAAAAACCAGATCGACGCCATGCTGGAACGAGACAAGACCTTCTCCGGGAAGATCAACTTCGCCCACTGGCTGGACATCAACTTCTACAAGGAACTCTGCGTCGAAGTGAAGGATCACACCGGGGTCTGGCAGAACCCGAAGAGCTTCAGGAACGAGTCCTGGGACCTTCTGGTCATGGCCCAAGCCCTCCTGATCGAGCGCCGTCACGTCGGCATCGAACGGATCGACTGGAGCGATCCGCCTGCCTGGGCCGGAGAATGGGACGAGAACGATCTTGTCTTCGATCCCTCGACGGACAAGGAACCGTTTGCGAAAAAGAAGACGAACGACTATGATCTTGCACAACTGGCACAAACTCTGGGGTAACGCGACATGGCTCACCTGACCATTGCCGAAAAACTGGTCGAGGCCGAAACGGCCCTTCACGAACTTCTCACCGGCACCAGCGCCCGCGTCGTCGTCGACCAGAACGGCGAGCGCGTCGAATACACGGCGGCGAACGCCCCGCGTCTGCGCGCCTACATCGAAGAACTGAAGCGGACCCTCTCGGCTCCGAACCTGGGCTCGAACGGCCCGCTGCGGGCGGTGTTCTGATATGCGGACGTTCCACGATCCCGATCAAGAGGCCGCCTACATCCTTGGCCTCCCCGTCGCGGCTGAGACGCGCCCTGGCACCCCCCAGATGATGGGCGGTGCCTACGAGGCGGCCAGCCAGTTCGACCGTTCGCTTGCGACGTGGCACCCCGCCATCCAGAGCGCCGACGCCGACATCCTGCCTGACAAGGACCTGACGGACGCGCGGGCCATCGACATGACCCGCAACGACGCCTTCGCGCTGTCGGGCGTCAGCCTGCACCGAGACAACATCGTCGGCTCGCAGTTCATGCTGAACTCGAAGCCGAAGCTGAAGGCTCTCGGGATGGACGAGACCTGGGGGACCGAGTTCTCCGAAGAGGTCGAGGCCAAGTTCAGTCTCTGGGCCGAGAGCTTCAACAACTGGCCTGACGCGGCTCGCAGGAACACGTTGACCTCCATGGTCCGTCTGGCAGTCGGGGTCTATCTGAAGGGCGGCGAGCTTCTGGCGACCGCCGAATGGTCTCGGGACACTGACCGGCCCTATCGCACCGCGATCCAGATGATCGCCCTCGACCGCCTGTCGAACCCGTCCGATCAGGTCTATGACATGGAGCGGACCCGTGGCGGCGTCCGCCTGAACGCTGCCGGTGCCCCGCTCGGATACTACATCCGCAACGCTTCGCGCGGCGGAATGTGGGACTGGAAGCAATCGGTCTCCTGGAGCTATGTGCGCGCCCGAAACAGTTTCGGTCGCCCGCAGGTGATCCACATCATGGAACAGGATCGCCCTGGGCAGACCCGAGGCGTGTCCCAACTGAGCGCCGCTCTGAAGGAAATGCGGATCACCAAGCGGTTCCGGGACATCACGCTTCAGAACGCCGTGGTCAACGCCTCCTTCGCGGCGGCCATTGAGTCGGAACTCCCCTCGACCCAGGTCTTCGAGGCCCTGGGTGGCGGCGACGTGGGCGCCAGCATCGTCAACTATGCCCAGCAGTTCCTCGGCGCGATCTCGGCCTATGCTGGGAACGCCCGGAACATGCAGATCGACGGCGTGAAGATTCCGCATCTCATGCCGGGGACCAAGCTGAACATGCTGCCGATGGGCAACCCCGGCGGCGTGGGCGGCGAGTTCGAGCAATCGCTTCTGCGTTATCTGGCCGCCGACCTCGGCGTCAGCTACGAGCAACTGTCCAAGGACTACAGCGAGACGAACTATTCCAGCGCCCGTGCAGGCATGACCGAGACCTGGAAGTTCATGCAGAGCCGCAAGCGCATGGTCGCGGATCGGTTCGCCACCATGGTCTTTCGGCTCTGGTTCGAGGAAGCGGTCAACATGGGCGAGATCACGACCATGAACGCCCGCTCGGTGCCGAATATGTATGACGGCCTGAACATGGAAGCCTTCTGCGAGTGCGACTGGATCGGCGCGAGCCGGGGTCAGATCGACGAACTGAAGGAGACCCAGGCGGCCATCCTGCGGATCAAGAACCGCCTTTCGACCTACGAGGAAGAGATCGGTCGCATGGGCAAGGACTGGCGGCCCATGTTCCAGCAGATCGCCCGCGAACAGGGCGTGATGAAGGAACTGGAGATCGAGACCGAAGAGACCAATGCCATGAACGCCGTGTCTGGCGAGACCCGCGAGGCCGGAGACGGCACGGTCGACGACACGGCCTCTGACGAGAGGAAGAAAGATGTCTGATCCCATCCCCACCCAGGTTCCCGAAATCGTTTCGAGTCGCAACGGCGAGGCTTTCGTCCGTCGCGTGATCGACGGTCCCGTGCTGGTGGCCGACACCCAGATCGAAACCTTTGCGGCAAACCTCCGGGAACTCGTCGGCCATGCGGACTTCGCCAAGCTGACGGCGGCGATGGTCGGCAGCGATGACGAAGAGTTCTGGAACTCGGACGATTACATGGCCCAGAACTACCGGCCCTATCGGGTCAAGGGCGGCGTGTTGACGATCCCCGTCATGGGCTCCCTGGTGAACCGGATGTCCTATCAGATGGACCGCTATGCCACGGGCTACGAATACATCCAGCGCGCGGTCGAGCGCGGGATGATGGACCCCGGCGTCAAGTCGATCATGTTCCACGTCGATTCCCCTGGCGGTCAGGCCGCCGGGAACTTCGAGCTTGTGAAGTTCATCGCCGATCAGCGCGGCAAGAAGCCGATGATGGCGATGGTCCAGGACTACGCCCTGTCGGGCGGCTATTCCATCGCAACGGCGGCGGACGAGATCGTGGTCACAAGCTCCGGCGCGACGGGCTCGGTGGGCGTCGTCGTGATGCACGTTGACTTTTCCGAGCTATTGGCTGATTTTGGCATCAAGGTCACTTTCATCAAGGCCGGGAAGCACAAGGTCGACGGGAACAGTTTCGAGCCTCTGTCTGAAGACGCCAAAGCGCGCATCCAGGCAGGGGTTGACAAGTTCTACGGCATGTTCGTCTCGACTGTTGCGGCAAACCGCAGTATGTCGGATGATGCAGTCCGCAAGACGGAAGCCCTGGTCTACGATGCCGACGAGTCGGTGGAAGTAGGCTTCGCTGACCGGATCGGAGAGTTCCGAACGGAAATGTCCGCCCTGGCGGCGAGAGAAAACGGAGAGAACGTGATGACGAATCAGACCCAGACTGCCCCCGAAGTGGACGCGACCAAGATCGCGGCTGACGCCCGCGCCGACGAGCGCAAGCGTTTTGCCGAGGTCCAGGGTTCCGAGCACTATGCGGGACGTGAAGCCCTTGCAACCAAGTTCCTGGCCGAGACGGACATGCCCGCCTCCCAGATCATCGGTTTCCTGAAGGACGCACCCAAGGCCGAGGCCAAACCGGCGACCCCGGAGACCGAGGACAAGGGCCAGAAGCGCAACCACTTTGCCGAGCGCATGGGCAAGGAAGGTGGCCCCCAGGTGGGCGGCGTGGACGGCGAAGAGGATGACCAGGGTGCGGACGTGTCCGCCGATGGCCGTCCGAAGGCGTCGATGTCCATCCTGGCCGCCTATCGTGCCAGCGGTGGCCGCGTTCGCGATCAGAAGGCGTCGTAACCCGACGCCTTCTACCATCAACTCCTGAGAGAAGGACATCACCATGACGAACATCCCCTTCACCACGCCGAACCTCGCGGGCTCCAGCACCGAAGCGTTCACGCAATTCGACTTCCTCCTGTCGGATTCGCCGGTCTTCTTCACCGAGGACTTCGAGGTCGCGGCGTCCCAGAACCTGACGGTCTATCAGGTGGTCGGCCTGGACATCAGCGGTCGCATCATCCCGGCGGTGCTCGGCACCACGGCGGCCATCGGCATCACGACGGCACCCATTGTGACCGGCGCGGGCCAGAACCCCAAGCTCCAGATCATCCGGGGCGGTCACTTCAACGGCGATATGCTGGCGTGGCACAGCACCTACGATACGGACGCGAAGAAGATCGCCGCGTTCCGTGGGGCCGCCACCCCGACGAACATCGTCGTCGCCTTCAACAAGTATAACCGGGCGTTGTAAGACGCTCGGGAACCCGATCTGAGAGAAAGGAACCTCGCATGACTATCACTCGCACGGTCTTCAACACCGAAGAACTCCTGGGCGTCTACCGCGACCTGGAGCCGGTTCAGGAGTTCTGGCTGTCCTTCTTCCCCGGCCTGTTCACGTCCACGACGGAACGGATCGAATGGTCGAAGATCACCAACTACCGGCATCTCGCGCCGCTGGTTCTGCCGACGCAGCAAGGTCGCCCGACCTTCCGCGCGGAAGAGAACCTGACCTCGGTGAAACCCGGCTACCTGAAGCCGAAGGACGCGGTGCAAGACGCCGCCATGCTGACCCGTCGCGCCGGTCTCGGTGAGATCGGTCAGGCTCGGCCCCTGTCGCCGTCCGAACGCTATCTGGCGACCACCGCTGCCGTGCTCCAGAAGCACCGTGGCGACATCGAACGGCGCTGGGAATGGATGGCCGCCCAGGCGATCCTCTACGGCTCGATCACCCTGGTCGATGACGGCTACCCCACGGCCACGGTCGACTTCAACCGCAACTCGGGTCACACCGTCACGCTGGGCCCCGGCTCGCGCTGGGGTGAACCGGGCGTGGATGCCGTCGACCTTCTGGACCAGTGGAACGACACCATGGCCGACGCCAAGTTCGGCGGCCCCGCCACCGATGTCATCATGGGCACGTCGGCGTGGCGCGTCTTCAAGGAAGATGCCAAGGTGCAGCGCCTCCTGGAGATGGACATCCGCAACACCAGCGGCACGTCCCTCGACCTGGGCATGGGCAACGGCGACAAAGTGCAGTTCAAGGGGAACATCTCCCGGAACCACCGCGTCTGGGTCTACTCGGACTATTACGAGGCCCCGGACGGCACCGTCATGCCCTACATGGACCCGCGCGACGTGCTGATGATCGGCCAGAACGTGATGGGCGTGAAAGCGTTCGGCGCGATCCTGGACAAGAAGGCGTCCTTCCAGCCCCTCCCGGTCTTCCCGAAGATGTGGGACGAGGACGATCCCTCGGCGACGATCTTGATGACCCAGAGCGCCCCGCTCATGGTCCCGATCAACCCGAACAACACGTTCCGGGCGCGCGTCGTCGCGTAAGCCTGAACGGCAAGGCAGGCGGCTCCTGGGCCGCCTGTCTCTCTTCAACCCGCCACCAAGGAGACCACCATGTCGGGAACCACCAGACAACGCGCCGTCCATGAGATTCGCCTGAAGCCCAACAAGGACGGGACGCCCAACATCGTCAAGCCGAAGGAACTGTTCGACTGCCCGGATGAAGACCTGAAATGGCTTCAGGCTCAGGGCTCTTGCGTCGACTCCGACGAACCTGAGCCCGAGAAGAAGGCCGTCAAGGCCAAGGCCGCCGCTGCCGCCGAGAAGCCTGCCTCGACCGGCAAGGCCGCCAAGGCTGCGAAGGAACCCGCGCCCGCCCCGGCTCCGGCCACGACCGAAACCAAGCCGGAAGCCGACGAAGGTGCCGGTGAGGGCGACGGCGGTGAAGATGGCGACGACGGCGAGGACGACGTTCTGTGAGCCGTCACCGGGCCATCAAGGATAAGGCAAGGGCTCGACTCCATGATCGCATGAGGGTCGAGTCCTATTGCTACGTCGGTGGCCCGGACACCGCTCCCACCACGGTCTGGCTGCGCGTGAACTCGAAGGACGAAGCCCTCGGCGATCTGGCCGGGACGAGCCTTGCCTACGCCGAGCGCCGCGAGACCGTCCCCAAGCTGATTTTCCTGGCAGAAGAACACGATCCCCAGCGCGGCAGCGTCTACGCGGTCGGTCCCGAGGAAGCCTACAAGGTTGACACGGTGGACCCCCGAGACGGCATCACCGTGACCGTGATCGCGTCGCGACTGACCAAGAAGGAAGCGGCCCTCTACGAATATCCGGGGTGCTGACATGCTCCAGTTCGTTGTCGCCGTTGAAGGGATCGAGACGCTGAGAGAGATTCGCGAACTCGGCCCCAAGATCAAGTTCGCTGCGGTGCAGGCCATCAACAAGGTCGCCCGCGATCAGCGCGCCGAAGCGGCTCGCAGGATCACCGACCAGATCAACGTGCCCAAGAGCTATGTGTCCCCCGCTGGCGGGCGACTGGTGGTCTCCCAGCAGGCCCAGCGGACTTCCCTGGAGGCCCGCATCACGGCGCGCGGCAGGCCCACGTCCCTCGCACGGTTCTCCCGTGGCACCCCCGGAAAAGCGGGCGTTACGGTCGAGGTAAAGCCGGGGCAATCCTCTTTCATGCGGCGGGCCTTCTTGATCCGCTTGCCCCAGGGATCGGCCTTGACCGACACTCGGTTCAACCTCGGTCTGGCGATCCGGCTCCGGCCTGGAGAGCGGCTTCAGAACAAAGTGCGGCAGGTGAAGCTGGACAACGGGCTCTACCTTCTCTACGGGCCAAGCGTTCAGCAGGTTTTCCTTGACAACCAAGGCCGTGGCGTCGCCGATGATCTGGCGGAACCCACCGCCGATTACCTGGAGGCCGAGTTCGCTCGGTTGCTTGCGATATGACCTTGAACGCCGCCTTCCCTCTGGTCTTCCCTGATCCCCTGCCGTTCCGGCTGCGGGTGCAGAAGAGCCTGACCGCTGCGCTGAAACAGATCACGCCTGCGAACGGCTACTATTCGGACATGGCCGACTTCACCGAGAAGGGGAAGACGATCAGCCGAGTCTACCGGGGTCGGACCATGTTCGGTGAGGATGACCCCCTCCCCATGATCTCGATCCTGGAAGAGCCCATCGCGCCGGAGACCGATCTGGCTCCGACTGCCGGAACTGCGGGACGAGGCCCCTACGATCTCATGGTCCAGGGCTTCGTCGACAACGATTCCAACAACCCCACCGATCCCGCCCACATGCTCATGGCGGACGTGAAGAAGCGTCTGATCGAACTGAAGCAAGACGAGCACCTGTCGAATCGCGTCTTTCGTTTTGGCCCCAAAGCGAATACAGTCGTCGGTGTCTCGTTCGGTGGAGGGGTTGTGAGACCTGCGGACGAGGTTAGCGCGGTAGCCTACTTTTGGCTTCGCGTGAGCTTCGACCTTGCGGAAGACCACCTTAACCCGTTCGGATGAACACCCTGAGAGAAAGGACATCACATGGCCCTGAATACGAACGCCACCCCCAACTACACGCTCGGTCGCGGCAAGGTCTACTTTGCCCGCTTCGTGAGCGGTCAGGCCCCCGGCCCGTTCCGCTACATCGGCAACACGCCCGAGTTCAACCTGACCATCGAATCGGAAACCCTGGACCACTTCTCGTCCGACTCGGGTATCCGCGAGAAGGAGGACTCGGTGCCGCTGGGAGTGACCCGCACCGGCTCGCTGATCTGCGACGACATCAACGCCGAGAACGTGGCGCTGTTCTTCTTCGGTTCGACCCAGACGCTGACCCAGGTGGCGGCCACCGGCCAGACCGAGAACTTCAACGACGTGAACCCGGAAGATGTCTTCCAACTCGGCCTGACGACCAACAACCGCGTCGGGACGCGCGGCGTCTCTGCCGTGGTGGTCAGGTCGAACCCCGTCGGCACCACCTACGTCCTCGGCACCGACTACACCGTGGACGCGGATCGCGGCATGATCGCCATCATGCGCGGCGGGGCCATCGCTGCGGGCTCGAACATCACCGTCGCCTTCGCTATCGACGCGGCGTCCTCGGTTCGGGTGCTGTCCGGTTCGGAGCCGGTCGAAGGGGCCATGCGCTTCATCGAAGACAACCCGAAGGGCGACGACCGCGACATCTTCCTCCCCTACGTCAAGATCACGCCGAACGGCGATCTGGCGCTGAAGGGCGACGAGTGGCGGCAGATTCCCTTCAGCATCGAGGCGCTGAAGCCGTCCTCGGGCGAAGCCATCTACGTCGACGGCCAGCCCGTTCGCTCGTAACCAAAACCGTTTCGGGCCGGGGCCGCCGGGGCCTCGGCCCGATCCTATCAACCGCCAGGAGGAATACAGCCCATGGGCTCGCTCGCCGACATCAAAATCCCGACCGTCGAGGTCGAGGTCGCGAAGGGGATCACCGTCACCGTTCGCGGTCTTTCGTTCCTTGACGTGTCCACCATTTTCCAGGATCACGCTGCCGTCCTGGACAAGCTCTACCGTGAGCACATCATCGAACGGCGCGAGATGCCGCCTGCCGACCAGCTTGCCAAAGCCTTGATGACCGAGGCCCCCGACGTGGTGGCCCACATCATCGCTCGCGCGAACGACGAGCCTGAGAGCTTCGAGAAGGTCGCCAAGCTCCCCGGCATCACCCAGATCAATGCGCTGATCGCGGTCGCCCAACTCACCTTCCATTCGGAGGACGAGGTAAAAAAACTCCTGGAGACCGTGATCCAGGGGGCGGGGGTCTTGAGCAATTTGCTCGGGATCGCCAAAGGACCGAGTCTCCCGAAAGCCTGAAGGCGTTTATGTGGGCTCTCAGGGGCAGCGTGAGCTTGCTCCTGGACCACGGCCACCCCCTGGCCCGCCTCTACCCCCTCGGCATGATGATGGATGAAGCGTCCATTGTTATCCGAAGGATCAATAATGGACACGTCACCCAGGCCACTCTTCTCCAAGGTGCCGTGTCTGGTGTATTGTCCAAGAAGGCGAACAAGGAGTTCCAAAAGCAAATCAGTCGCCTCCTGGAGTAATGCAGCATGGCCCGTCGTGATGTCGATCTGGTAATCCGCGCCCGAGACGAGGCAAGGAACGCCCTTAATGCGATCAACCAGACCCTCGACAAGTTCGTGGGGACGCAGAAGGACGTTCAAGACGAATCGCAGCGAACGGACTCCCAGCTTGATCGTCTCGGCGCGGCCATCAACGAACTCCAGAAGAACCTGAAGGGGCTGACCGGCGGCGGCGCGGTCGCCCAGGAACTGGAGAAGGCTCGCTCGGCCATGGATCGAGTCCAGGCCGCCACCCAGGCTGCGGCTGGTGAGGCCATTGGATACGAGCGCGAGGCACGGCAAGCGGCCAGGGCGACGGCAGAGCTTCGCACCGAGTCCGAACGGCTCGCGGCCAGCATCAAGCAACAGGAAGCCTCGGTGTCCCAGGCTCGCTCGGCGCAGCGGGAACTGGCACGTTCGACGCAAGCGGGGGCCACGGCCCAGCAGCAGTATGCCGCCGCGCAGGAAAAGCTGGGCCGCGAGATCGCGGAACAGAGCCTGAATCTGGCGAACTATCGCAACCGCTTCCGGGAACTTCAGATCGCCATCACTCAGGTCGCCCAGCCCACGGCGGGCCTGTCTCGGGAGTTCGACCGAACCTACCGGAACATCGAACGGACCCAGGCGAAGATCGCCGACCTGTCGGAGACTCAGCGGCTGATCGCGACCGAGACGGATCGGGCCACGCGCGCAGTCGAGCGGTCGCGGGACATCTACGGTCAGCAGGCCGCGTCGGTCGGTCGGGCGGAAGCCGCTCTGGCGGGGCTCCGAGACCAACAGGTCAAGACCAACACGGCTCTCGCGTCGTCGGCCAGCCAGCAGAACCGCCTGGAGGCCGCTGCCGAGAAAGCTGCCGGTGCCCTTCGCTCCCAGGACCAAGCCCTGGAGCGCGCTGCCGAGAACTATAAGGGCGTCCAGATCGCAGCGAACGAAACCGAAGCCGCGATCTTCGGCCTGGAAGAACAGGTCCGAGGCGGGCTTCTTCGCGCTTTCGGCCAGCAGCGCGCCCAACTGAAGGCAACGGAGCAAGCCTTCGCTGCGAACAGCGCGGAAGCCCAGCGACTGGCCCGTGAGCTTCGGTCTGTCGACGAGCCGAGCAAGGAGCTTGCGGCGGCCTTCGAGGCTACCAGGGCGGCAGCGGCACGAGGGCGGCAGGAGGTCCGGGCGCAGCAGGAAGCCTTGCAGCGTCTGCGCGGCGTCCTGCGGGAGTCGGGCGGCGATCTGGACGAGTTCTCGTCGCGCCAAAACCGTTTCGCCACCATCATCGACCGCGCGTCGAAAGGCTTCGCCGAATACGGTCAGGAGGCCCGCAAAGCGGCAGCAGCGAATGACCGGCTGGTCCAGTCGCAGAACCTTGCGGACAGTTCGGCTCGCAGGCTGGTGGGGACCACTCGCGATCTCGCTCGTGCCAAGGCGGACGGGGCGCGCAGCACGGGCATCTTCTCGAACGCTATCCGGGAGTTCTACGGCGAAACCCGATCTGCGCTGTCGTTCACCCAGCGTCTGCGCGGTGAAGTCCTGTCGCTGGTCGCAGCTTATGGGGGCTTCTTCGCGGTCATCGACCTCGTTCGGAACGTGGTCAATTCCTTCCAGACTCTGGAGGCTGCGACGAACAGGCTGAACGTCGTGTTCCAGGGCGATGACCTCGCGGTCACGAACGAACTTGACTTCCTCCGGCGCAACGCGGAACGGCTCGGGATCGAGTTCGGGGCCTTGGCCCAGGAATACACCAAGTTCGCCATCGCCACCCAGGGGACGAACCTGGAGGGAGCGGAGACCCGTCGCATCTTCATCTCGGTCGCCGAGGCCGCCCGCGTCAACAACCTGACGCTGGACCAGCTTCAGGGCACCTTCGTCGCCCTTACCCAGATCGTGTCGAAGGGCTCGGTCTCCATGGAAGAGCTTCGCCAGCAGCTTGGCGACCGCCTCCCCGGTGCGATCCAGATCATGGCGGCGGGTCTGAACGTCGGCACCGACGAGCTTATCAAGATGATCGAGCAAGGGCAGGTGTCGTCTGACGCCCTGTCCAACTTCGCTGACGAACTCGACCGCCGCTTCGCTGACGCGCTCCCTGAAGCCTTGGAGACCACGAACGCCGCCCTGGGTCGGTTCCAGAACGCTCTGTTCCAGACTTTCCTTCGCATCGGCGAGGGCGGGGCAATCCGGGGCTTCACCGATCTGTTGCGCGATCTGACCGAGACCCTGGACTCCGCGCAGTTCCGGGACTTCGCGGATCGCGTCGGCGCGGCTCTTGGGACCCTGTTCGATGTCCTCGGCTCGCTTGCCCAGAACTTCGATCTGGTCATCATCGCGGCCACCACCTTCATCGGCTTGAAGATCGCACCGTTCGTTGTGGCGATCCTTGTCGTGCTGCGGCAACTTCCGCTGACCATCGCCACGGTTCGCGGCAGCTTCGTCGCGCTGCAAGCCTCCATGCTTGCCACCACCGGCACTCTCACGGGAACGGCAGCGGCGGTCACGCGGCTGCGCGGGGCACTGACCCTTCTCATGTCGAGCACCGGGATCGGGCTCCTGGTGGCGCTGATCGGCACGGGGATCGGGCTCTGGATCACCAGGACGGAAGATGCCACCGAGGCGCTGCGCCAACACGAACAGCTTCTCGATCAGGTCCGCAACGCCTATGACGAGGCTGGCGGGTCGGTCGAGGCTTGGCGGCAGCAGATCGAAAACCTGACCACCACCCAGGCGCGGTCGAACCTTCAGTCGCTCCAGGTCGAGCTTCGCGCCCTGCAACAGCAGTTCCGGGACGCGATTCCTCGTAACGTCCTGGGCGGCGCTGTCGGCGCGGGCGGGGGGTTCTTTACCGAGGTCGACGCGCTTTTTAATCAGTTCCGCACGGGGACCATCGACGCTGACGCTTTTGTCAGTCAACTCGACGAACTGAACGAACGGTTTCGTGAACTGTTCCCGGTCAACGAACAGTTCGCCGAGACCTTTGACGAGATCGCTCGTCAGATCGCCGTGGCGTCTGGCCGCGTTGAAGAGGCCGACCTGATCCTAGTGGCCCTCACCGGGACGGAAGCCGAGGCTCGTGAAGCTCTTCGGCGACTGTCGGGGCAGATCGAGACCACCGGGGACGCGGCGCGTTCGGGCACCGAAGACCTGGATCAGTGGCGGGAAGCCATCGGCAAGCTGCGGGAACAGGTGCCCAGCCTCGCCGACGAGATCGAAGACCTGGACCGCCGGTCGGAACTGGAGAACGCCTACCAACAGACGCTGCGCCTCGCGCGGACGTGGGGTCAGGTCCTGGAAGCCTTCCGGCTCTACCAGACTGCCTTGAACGACTTCGACGTGGAGGACTTCATCTCGAACCTCCAGGGGGTCGGCGGTGGCACGGCAGGGCTCGCTGCCCAGATGATTCGGGGCTTCGAGGGGTTCCGCGAGACTCCTTACTACGATGTCAACGCCTTCCGCATCGGCTATGGTTCGGACACGGTTACGCTTTCGGACGGAACGATCCGGGCCGTGACCGAAGGTATGCGGATCACGCGGGCGGACGCTGACCGAGACCTCGTTCGGCGGATCATGCAGGAGTTCACTCCTGCGGTTGAACGCGCCGTGGGCTCCGAACGGTTCGCGGGGCTCGATCCTCGCCAGCAAGCCGTGCTGACCTCTCTGGCCTACAACTTTGGTGCAGGAGCCTTCCAGCCCGGAGAATCGCTCGCGGGTGTGGCCGAGGCAGTCCGAAACGGTTCTGCGGAAGGTGTGGCGGACGCGATCCGGGCACTCGGTTCGTCTCAATTCGAGCCGACCTCGGAAACGGGCCAAGGTCTTATCCGGCGTCGGAACCAGGAAGCGGCACTCTTCGAGTCGGGTGGCGAACTCGATCTGAGCGGGTATGTAGCCGCGCAAGAGGAGTCGGCTCGTCTCGCTGAAGAAGAGGCCGAGGCTCGGGCACGGGCGGCGGAAGCGACTGCCGAGACGGTCGACAATCAGCGGTTCCAGATCGCCCAGCAGGAGTTGATTGCGGCTGGTCAGGAGCGCGAGGCGGCGGTCCTGGAAGCCCAGCGGCAAGCGCGGCAACAGAACGCCGACATTACCGAGGACGAGCTTCGCCTGATCGGCGAGCAAGCTGGTCGGCTGTTCGATCTTCAGAACGCGGATCGGCTTCGCAATGCCGAGCGGGAGCGGGCCTTGGCCCAAGAAGAACGGGTCAACGAGCTTCTGCAACTGCGGCAGCAGCTTCAGGCTGAACTCGACGCGGCCCAGGCTTCCGGCGCGAATGAAGAAGCCCTCTCGGGCATCCAGGACCAGATGGCCGAGGTCAATCGGCTGTTGCAGGAAGCTATCGAGAACGCACTGAACTTCGCCATCGCCATGGGCTCCAGCGACCCGCAAATCCAGGCGCTGATCTCCCGTCTTCGCGCGCTTCAGTTCCAGGGCGTCGAGTCCGGGAACCGGATCAGGCTGACCTACGAACAGGTCGAACAAGCTCTGGCCGGATCGCTGGTCAACGCGGCCAACACGTTCGCGCAGTCGCTGGCCGAGGGCAAGAGCGTGACCGAGAGCCTGCGGGACGCCTTCCTCCAGTTCGCTTCGGACTTCCTGCGGCAGATCGCCCAGATGATCCTCCAGCAGCTTGCGCTGAACGCGGCCAAGGGCATCCTCGGTGCGTTCGGCTTCGGCGCGGGGCAGGCTATCGTCCTGCACTCTGGCGGCGTCGTCGGCGCGCGGGGCACGGCTCGCTCGGTCGACGCCGGAGCCTTTATGAACGCCATGCGCTACCACTCGGGCGGCATCGCGGGCCTTGCTCCTGGCGAGGTCCCTTCGATCCTGAAGCGGGGAGAAGAGGTCTTGACCCAGGATGATCCGCGCCACGCTTTCAACGGTGGCGGGGCCACGGGGTCGCCGCAGTCGGCTCGGATCAAGATCGTCAACGCCATCGACGGTGGGCAGGTGGTGTCCGAGGGGCTGAACACGGCAGCAGGCGAAGAAGCCATCCTGAACTTCATCCGCGCGAACGCTTCGTCCGTCCGCGCCGCAATCGAGAGCTAAGGGATGTTCGTCTGGCCGCACCCCCCGAACTGGTCGCAGGGATTCGAGGTAACGCTTCGGTTCCTGACGGACATCAACGTGTCCAGGAACGGCAAGCAACAGCGGATCGCCCAGCGGTTCGAGCCCCGGCTTGCGTTCGAGTTCACGTCCCTGGCGAAACGGAGCAACTTCACCCAGGTCCAGAGAGAGCTTTTCCTGGAGCTTCGCAACGAGATCGTGATGCCGTTCTGGCCGGATCGGCGCTACCTTGCGAGCGCCGCCAGCGGCACCACGGTCTCCGTCACCGAGGTTCGCCCTTGGATGGAGCCCGGAGCGACGCTCTGCATCGTCCAGGACGGCCACGGCGAGGCAGGGACCATCGCCAGCCGCACCGGCACCACGATCACCCTCTCTGCCGCGCTGACGGGCTCCTGGGCCGCCGGAGCGAGCGTCCTGGAGGGGTTCAAGGGTCGCATGGACCAGAAGACCACCCAGCGGGGATACACCAGCGAAGTCAACGCCGTGAGCGTGGCGTTCGAGGTCACGCCAGGGTCCGAGCCTGACTATGACTTCGGGACCCCTGTGTCGACGTTCGACGGGCTGGAGGTCTTCGATTTCCCGGTGAATTGGGCGGCAGCGCCTCGGGTCGAGATTGAAGACCCGCGCTTGATGCTGGACTACAGCTATGGGGTCCACCGGGTCTACCACCCCTTCGACTTCCCGACCGTGATCCGGCGCTTCCAGCTTCTCCGAAACGGTTTCGGTGCAGCCAAGGATGTCGAGAACTTCTTCCGGCGGCATCGCGGTCGGCAGAGGGAGTTCTACATCCCGAACCTTCAGCGGGACCTTCGGGCAATCGCTGGCTTGACGGCAGGCTCCAACACCCTGTCGGTCGAGGACTCGGAGGTCGCGGCATACCTGACTGGCAACACGGTCCATCGGGCAATCGCAGTCAAGACCCCCCTCGGGTGGCGCTACAACCAGATCGTGAGCGCCGTCGCGGGGTCGGGCTCGACCATCATCACCATGCGGAACAACTGGCCGGAGACGGTGCCCCGGTCGAGCGTCGGCATGGTGGCCTTCCTGAACGTGGCAAACTTCGCGTCTGACGCCTTCTCCTTGGAGTGGGTCTCTGATAACGTGGCGACCACCGTAGTCACCATTTCCACCCTGGAAGACTTCTGGAGCGCCGCATGACCACCTATGATTCGATCACCAGCAGCAAGCAAAACGCCGCGCCCGTCAACCTCTTCACCTTTTCCGGTGCAGCGGACTCCGAGTTCGTGGCCGAACGACTGATCCGCTCGGTCTGCCTGATCCCCGGCACGACGGAGTTCGGATATGGCACCACCACGGTCAGAAAGACCGATGGCGGCATCCATGAGAACTCCTATGCAGGCGGCGAGATCACCGACTTCGTTCGTTCGATGGAACAGCTTCTGGAACGAGCCCCGAACCTTGTCCATGTGTCCGTCGTGGTCGCGTGGCACGGGGATGATCTTCGGATCGGGAACTGCCAGATCAAACCCAAGGTCGACCGTGCGGACAAGCCCACAACGCCCTACGTCTGGCAGGTAGGGCCGACGACTCGGGGCACGGCAGAAGTGGTCAGCTACATCTCGGGGAACCCGGCAGCGGGCGGGGCTCCTTCGGATCGGAGCGTCTACGAGTGCATCGTATGGCTGAAGAGCAAGGGGATCGCCGTCACGGTCTACCCCTTCATTCTTATGGACGTGCCGCCGGGAAACTCGCTGCCGAACCCCTACGGCGGGACCGGCCAGCCCGCCTATCCCTGGCGGGGCCGGATCACCTGCTACCCCGCGCCAGGGGTTCCCGGTTCTGTCGATCAGACGGCAACCGCTGCCACCCAGGTCGCGAACTTCTTCGGCACGGTGGATGCCATCGACTTCGGCTGGAACGGCACGAGCAAGACTGTCACCTATTCGGGTCCCGCCGGAGAGTGGAGCTTCCGGCGTCACATTCTGCATCTGGCAACCATCGCGGACGCGGCGGGAGCCGATGACTTCCTGATCGGGACCGAGATGGTCGAGATGAACCGCATCCGCTCGGCGCGGTCCACCTTCCCTGCGGTGACGCAACTGATCTCCCTCCTGGGCGAGTGCCGCGCGATCCTGGGCTCCGGGGTCAAGATCAGCTATGCGGCTGACTGGTCGGAGTGGAACGGCTACCGGCCTGGAGACGGCACGGGAGACATCCACTTCCATCTGGACGCTCTCTGGGCACACCCCGACATCGACTACATCGGGATCGACAACTACATGAAGCTCTCCGACTGGCGCGCCGGTGTGGACCACATCGACGCGGAAGCCGGGTGGTCTTCGATCTACGACCTGAACTACCTTCGGTCCAATGTCGAGGGCGGGGAGGACTACGACTTCTTCTACGCCAGCCAGTCGAATCGGAACAACCAGATCAGGACCCCGATCAGTGATGGCGGGTACAACAAGCCCTGGGCCTACCGGCAGAAGGACATTCGCAACTGGTGGAAGAACACCCACATCCACCGGATCGACGGCGTGGAGACGACGGCCTCGGCCTGGGTGCCCGAGTCGAAAGCGATCACCTTCACCGAGCTTGGGTGCTCGGCCACCAATCGCGGAGCGAACCAGCCGAACGTGTTCGTCGACCCCAAGTCTTCGGAGAACGGCTTCCCCTACTATTCGCTGGAGGTCCGGGACGATCTCATGCAGCGCGCTTTCCTGGAGGCCGAGCTTTCCTATTGGGAGGCCAACAACGAGCCGGGAATGATCGACCTTGACCGAATCTCGATCTGGGCTTGGGACTCGCGCCCCTACCCTGATTTCCCGAACGCCAGCGACTTCTGGGGCGACGCGGAGAATTGGGAATACGGGCATTGGCTGAACGGCAGGCTCCAGATTCCGAACCCTGTCGCGGGCACCATGGAGACCTTCCGCTATACGAACGCGGCCAAGCCCATCGAATATGGCGGGTTCACCTACACCCCGATCCCGATCAAGCCCGGAAGGACCAAGACGGGCGGCTCGCTGGAGCGGTCCAGCTTCGAGGTCATGGTCCCTCGGGACGGCGAGCTTGCCTCCATGTTCCGCCAGTTCCGGCCTGCCCACCCCATGGTGCTGACGATCCTCCAAGGCCACATGACGGACGGGACCATGCTCTTCGTCCCGCGCTGGCATGGGCGGATCACGTCGACCAAGCGCCGGGGTGAAGAACTGATCGTGCAAGGCATCCCCAGCGCCGCTGCACTGGCGCGCGCAGGGCTGACCCGGAACTATCAGGTCGGATGCCCCCACGTCCTCTACGGCCCGCTCTGCCGAGCGGACAGGGACGCGGCGACGGTGATCGGCACCGTGGTAGGGATCAGCGGCACGGACCTCACCTTGGCAAGCTCCTGGAACACCTTCCCCGTGGCGAAGTATGTCACCGGCTATGTCGAATGGACTCGGGCTGGATCGCAGATCGAGCGTCGCCGCATCCTGGCGGCCACGTCGACCGTGCTCACCCTCTCGGGGCCTGCCACCGAACTTTCGGTATCCGACACGGTGAAAGTGGTGCTAGGCTGCGGACAGACCGTCCAAGACTGCCGCGACCTTCACCAGAACATCCAGAACTGCGGCGCTTGCCCGACGATCCCCACCAAGAACCCCATGGGGTCCAACACGAACAACTTCTACTAGGGTCGCATCATGGCTTTCAACTTCCTCGTCCAGCTTCTGATCGGCCTCGCGTTCTCGTTCATCTCGTATCTCCTGGCCCCCAGGCCGAAGACCTCGAAGCCGAACGAAGTGCAGGACCTGGAGAGCCCGACCGCTGAAGCCGGGAGGCCGATCCCGGTTGTGTTCGGCACGGTCCTGATCGAGAGCCCGAACGTGCTCTGGTATGGGGACAAGAGAACCGAATCGAGGAAGTTGTGATGGCCGACAAGCTCACCATCCACGATCTGCGGGCCGCCGGTTTCTGTGTCACCGGCATCAAGGATCACTACGAGAAAATGGGTCTTGACCAGGACTTCCGCTCGTTCGTTCGCAACGGCCTGGACATCGAGTCCGCTCGGCTGATCGACGACGCGCATGTTCAGCGCGGGATCGAGAAGGCCGAAGAGCGGATCGCGGCCAAGAAGGGGGCCGAGTAATGGGCGGCGGTGGCGGCAAGAAGGGCGGTGGCGGCGAGTATTTCCGATACTACCTGTCGCTTCAGGCTGGGATCGCCCAGCAGATGGACGAGATCACTCAGATCATCCTGGGAGATCGCGCGATCTGGACTGGCAGCGTGACGCAATCGAAGGTCTTCAACGTCAACAAGGAAGACCTGTTCGGTGGCCCGAAGCGCGAAGGCGGCGTCCTTGGTGCGATCACCGTTATGATGGGCGAAGACCACCAGTTCATGCCGCCCTATCTCCTGGCGAAGTTCGGCGCGGTCGCAGACCTGATCCCGAGCTATCGGGGCACCACGACTCTGTTCTTCCATGAGTCGGTCAAGGCCGAATACGACGGCGCGCTCCTGGGGGATATGTATGACGTGGGGCAGGACTCCGCGTTCGACATCACCGTGGCGCAAGCTCCCGGCTTCTTCAACCTGACGTTCCCGATCCTGGGGCTCGGCACGACGACGACGGGCGGGGCGGGCTTCTACTTCCAGGCCAACAACCCCTATCTCCGGGAACTGAAGGTTGTCGGTTCGCGCCGACCGAAGGGCCTCACCAGGAAGTTCGCCGGGATCACTCGCTCGGGCATGGTCAAGGACGCGAACCCGGCACACATCATCTACGAGCTTCAGACGGATCGAGACTTCGGTGCCGGTCTGCCGATCTCGCGGGTCAACGTCGAATCGTTCGAGCTTGCCGCGCAGACCCTGTTCAACGAAGGCTTTGGTATCTCGCTGAAATGGATCAGCCAAGGCAAGGTCAAAGACATGATCCTGGAAATCCTGGATCACATCAACGCTCTTGTCTACGAGGACCCTCGGTCGGGCCTCACCACCCTGAAGCTGCTGCGGGGCGACTATGTGGTGGACGATCTGCCGGTGGCGGATTACTCGAACTGCACCGTGACCAGCTTCCAGCGGAAGCAAGAGGAACTGGTGAACGAGATCGTCGTGACATACACGAACCCGGACACCTACGAGGAAGCCTCGGTCACGGTCCAGGACCTCGCCGGGATCGCTGCCGAGGGCGGCGTGATCTCGACGGGCCGGAACTATTACGCCGTCCACAACCCGAACCTCGCCAAGACGCTCGGGGAGAGGGACCTTCGTGCCGAGAGCTACCCCCTGGCGACTGCCGAGGTCGAGTTCCTGCGCGAGTTCTGGGACATCGTTCCCGGCATGGTGCTGAAGCTGGACTCGCCGGAAGACAGTGACGCCATGGTCATCATGCGCGTGATGAAGGTGGACGACGACACCACGGGAACTGGCCCCATCAAGGCCAGCTTGGTCGAGGATGTCTTCTCCCTGGCCGCCGCTCCGATCTTCAGCAGCCCGGACCCCATCATCGACTATGACGACGGCGACGCTGAAGAGGCCGCCCACGTCCAGGCGTTCACCATGCCCTACACCATCTCGGTTCGGGCGGGGCTGATCGTGCCCGGAACGGACAACTACCCCACGGCGCACCTGGGCGTCCTGGCCTCCACCAGCCAGTCCGGGATCGACTTCTTCGAGATCGCGGGGGACGTGCAGGGTGCGCTGGGATCGTCGGAGTTCCGGGTCATCTCGACGGCAACGATCATCCCGCGCGGCATCTTGTCCAGCACCATGGTCCAGGAGGTCAGCAGCGTGATAAGTCTGCCCGCGCTGTCGAACGGATCGACCCCGCAGGTGGAGCACTTCGCCATCATCGGCTCGGGTGACGACGGTGACATGGAGATCGCCGGGATCACGGCCAAGGACGCTGGGGCAGGCACGATCACGCTCCGGCGCGGCATCCTGGACACGACCCCCAAGACGTGGCCCCCTGGCACCCCGATCTGGTTCGTCAGTTCATCGTCCACCTTGTGGGATTTCACGAACCGTTCGGCCTTCGAGGATGTGGGGTTCAAGGTGCTGCCGGTCGCCGTGGGCGGGTCCCTAAGCATCAACGATGCCGTGCTGCGGAACTTCGAGCTTACCGAGCGGCCTCATGCGCCCTTCCGGCCCGCGAACGTGATGCTGGAGGGCACCGCCTTCGGAACCTATGTGGCGCTCGACCGCGAGGCCAAGAGCGTCACCTGGGCGAACCGTTACCGGCAGGGGGAGGATGCTGTCATCCTCGCCTGGAACGCGGCCACGGTCGCGCCGGAGAGCGGACAGACGACGGAAGTGGATGTGCTGAGAGCCAGTGACCGCGCGGTCCTGAACAGCTATACCGGGATCACCGGGACCAGCTTCTCCATACCGAAGACGGCCTGGGATGGTGAGACGCAGGTGATCGTGAAGGTCTATTCGGCCCGAGGCGGCATCCGCTCTATCCAGGCGCACGAGATCAACATGACGCTGCCGCCTCCCGGCTACGGCAAGAGCTACGGGACCTCCTGGGGAGGCTGATAGGAGAACGAGATATGGCTTCGAGAACCCTTCCTGGACTTGGACTCCAAGGCTTCTGGGCATACGAGGAAGACGGCTGGCACGGCGATCCCGGCATGGACGGGAACCTCCGGCGGTTGTCTGCCTTGGCCCAGCTTTCGGTGATCGACAAGGACCTGACGACCGCGCCGGGGTCTCCGAGCAACGGGGACATCTACATCGTGGGGCAAGGCGCGACCGGCACCTGGGCGACCCAGGACGGCAAGATCGCGGTGCGCGACAACGGGGCGTGGGTCTACCTGGACGCGCTGACGGGCCTGATCGCCTACGTCGAGGACGAGGGGGTCTACTACCGCTACGACACGGGCTGGGCGCTTCTCCTGGAGACGATCTCGGCTCCCGGCAACACCAAGTTCCAGGCGTTCCTGAACTACCGATTCGTCATCTCGGCAGCGGACACCTGGACGACGGTTCCGTTCAACAACGCCGTCCACAACGACCAGGGTGACTTCGCCGCCGGAACGGGGGCCTTCACGGCACCCACCACGGGCTACTACACGTTCAACGCGGCCTGGGTTATGAGCGTGGAGGGAGCCGTCCTTCCCGACTGGATCGGTGTCGGTTTCGGGGTCAACGGCGCGGCTCCTGCCAACAACGCCCATCATCGGATGGGTTCGACGTTCGGCGACTTCGCCTCGGTTTCCTGCACCGCAGTCTTGAAGCTGACGGCAGGTGACATCGTTCGCGTTCAGGCTTATGCTGCGACGAAAATCTGCGCCGTGACGGCGGACGTTAACCACTTCAACGGCTTCATGGTGCCGTAAGCGAAAGACGAAACCGTTTTGATGTCGCAGTTAATCATCTAGAGGTTGTGTCATCTGGTCCCGATGCACTACTGTCAGCACAGGAGGACTCAATGGAACTCAATCCCCAGGACTTCAGAGGCCGTGCCGAACGGATCGACGACCTCGACATACCCCGGATCGGATCGGTCATCGGCGTCGGCGAAGATGAAGTCCACGCCCTCATGGAAGTGGAGGCGGGCGGCTCGGGCTTCGACGCCCAAGGTCGCCCCAAGATGCTCTTCGAGCCGCACGTCTTCTACCGGAACCTGTCCGGTGCGGATCGGGATCACGCGGTCGCCCAGGGGCTGGCCTATCCGAAGTGGCGCTCTGGCAACTATCCGACCGACTCCTACCCCCGGCTGCGGCAGGCCATGGTCATCAATGCCGAGGCGGCTCTGAAGGCCGCGTCCTGGGGTCGCGGACAAATCCTCGGCGAGAACTTCAGCATCTGCAACTTCGCCTCCGTCTTCGAGATGGTCCAGGCGTTCATGGATGACGAGGCGCTGCACATCCAGGCGATGATCGACTTCATCATTGCCAACAACATCGACGACGATCTGCGGGCGCACCGCTGGGAGACCGTGGCGCGGGTCTACAATGGCCCCGGCTATGCGGTCCACAACTATCACGGTCGCCTGGAGGCCGCCTATCGCAAGTGGCGGGGCATCCGGGATACGGCCTGGGTCCCCGATGGCGTGAACGTCCTCTACCCCGTCCTGCGTCGCGGGCACTCCGGCTTCTTGGTGCAGCATCTCCAGGAACTTCTTCACGCTGCGAACTACCCCGTGGGGCGGATCGACGGTGACTTCGGTGGGGCGACTGCCGCTGCCGTGCTCTCGTTCCAGGAAGACCATGGCCTCGGTGTGACGGGGCTTGTGGACCAGCCGACCTGGACGGCGCTCCTGTCGGGCGGCAACAACAACCCCGTCGCCGAGGCCCGCGCCGACGAAACCGTTTCGGACCTTCGCGAGCGAGGTTCCCGCACCGTGAAAGAAGCCGACGCCACCCAGATCGGTGGAGGCATCCTCGCTGCCGGTGGCGCGGTCGGGACGGTCGCGGAAGTCCTGGACGCTGCCGATTCGGCTGCGGGCCAGGGAGAGCGCGCCGTGGGGCTTCTGGAGCGGTTCCGGGAAGTCCTCGACCCCTTCGCCAGCTTCATGCAGGAATACTGGTTCTTGGCGCTCCTGGGGGTCGGTGCCCTTGTGGTCTGGCGTTCTGGGATCATCAAGAAGATTCGCCTGGACGATCATCGTTCCGGTGCGAACAGGGGGCGGTGATGAACCTCGTCGCCGCACTGGCTTCCCCCGTGGTCCGCTACATCCTGATCGGTGTGGCGGTCCTCGGCTTCATCTCCTGGCAGCGGCATGACGCTGCCGAGGATGCTCGCCGGATCGCGGAAGCTCAGTGCGTCGAAGATGCCCAAGCCGCTGCCGCCGCAGAACGTGATCGACTCCAGAGGGCGATGCAGGAAACCTTGGCCGAGGCCGAGCGTTCCCGTGCTGAAGCCGAACGAGAGATCGCCCAACTCAGGGAGATGGCCGATGGGCTTCTTGAACAGATCAGCGATTCGGGGCAGTCTTGCCCTATCCCTGGCGATGTTCTGCGCCGCTTGCGCGACATCGAATAGGAACCTCCCGGAAGCTGAACGCCCCAGCTTCCCGGACTTGCCGAGACAGATGGAGGACGGATGCCCGCCGCTGCCTATCAACCCGGATGCCTTGGTCGCTTTGGTCGAGCATCGTCAAGCCCTGGCCGAATGTCGTCGCTTGCAGCGTCGCACGGCGGCCTTCTACACCACCGCCACAGGCAACGCGGAGAACCTGAATTGATGGACTGGCCTGCAATCTTGACTGCCTTCACGGGCATCCTCGTGGCCTTCGGCGGGGGCATCAAATGGATGCTCTTCCGGATGGACCTGCATGAACAACACGAACGCGAATGGCAAACCCAGGAGCGGACGAAGCTGGAGGCGCAGTTCGTCGAGCACATCTCGGCTCTGGAGAATCGCTTGCTCCGTCAAGAGCAAGAGCTAGAGATGACAAGGACGGAGCTTCGCGCCTACGTTCGGCACGTCGGGGTCTTGGAAGGTCTCCTGAAAGCCCATAGCGTGGAAATCCCTCCCCTGGAGCTTCCGCGCCATGGATGATGATACGTTCCGGCGGCTTCTGAACCGCTTCATGTGGATCGCCGGGGCGGCCTTTGTCCTCTCGGCAGTCCTTTTGGTCTTGACTTGGCTGTAACGATTGATCCTTCGAGGTCTCTCGGATAGTATCGCCTTCAGGACCGAGCACCCTGGAGCGACCCCATCGTCCTGGACGGTGCTCGCCGGGTTCAGGTCCGCAATGGCGGGCCGATCCTGGTCTGCACCGAGACCCCGGAGCACGAGGACGACGGTTTTCTGATCCTGGACGGAGAGTCCCGCGTGTTCATCCCCAGCCCCGCCTACCCCTCGATCTGGATCAAGTCCAGGGTCGAGGGGCGCGAGTCGGATGTCTACATCGGCGGCGAGACGCTGTTCGGCTAGGCCCGCTGCCGCCGCGCGTCTTCTCGGTGGATCGCCCGCATAACGGCCGACGGTTGAACGTGGGCTCTGCGGGCGATCTCTCGCATGGACTGGCCGGTTCCGCCCTTGTGAAGATCAAACCACTCGGCGTCGCGCTTGGCGATGTCGGTATCCGTCTCATGGTGCAAACTGTATCCCGCACCCCAGAGGGTCTTGATCTTGTAGCCCTTGGGTTCGATCTTTGCCCGCAGCTTGCAGATGAACACGTCGACGATCTTCAGGTCAGGAACCTCGTCGATCCGCCGAGCGTCGTAGAGGCGGGTCAGAATCTGATCCTTGCTCACGACCGAACCCTTGGCCCTCTCCAGGATCAGAAAGAGCTTGGCTTCTTTCTGCGTTGCACCGAACCGCTGCATGACCTCGCCCTGGTCTGTGAGGCTGTCCCCCGTGATGTATTCGACCGTGGCCTTCATCTCTTCGACGCTCTCGGAAACATCCGGGTCACACCAGAAGGTGCCTCGGGTCTCTTCCAGGGAGTGCAGGAGGACGCTCAGGATCGCCTTGGCCGAGCGAGCGGGCCATCCCCGGCGCTCTTCGATCTTCTCCAGCGGTTCGCCCTGGATGATGATCTCGTGGAGGACCCCGAACAGCGTCGGCGCGAGGCGGAAGCGGTTCGGGTCTTGGTAAAAGGCAAGGGCCGTGACAGTCTGTTGCTCAGTCAGGAAGCGGATGGCGCGAAGCCGGTGGACGTTTTGCATTGCATGTTACCCCCCCCCAGGGGCGTATCTACTGGCTGAAGAGCTTGCGAGCTTTCTCCAGCGGGGTCAAGGTTGAACCGGCGCAGTCGGGGCAGGTGTGCCACCATCCTCCTTGGCCTTCAGGCTTGATGCTCCAGCCCTCGGCCTTCGCGTGAGCGACCATGGCCGAGAACTCGGACTTCGGGAACGACTCGCCAAGCTCGTCCTGGCACTCGTCGCAGATCAGGGTCTGTTCCCCGTGCTGCCGCTCGATCATTCTGGCTCTCCCTTGTAAGCTCTGGGCGGCTCGGCGCGGCGACCGTCCTCCAGGTTCCAGTGGACGTTGTGGGCCAGCACCGCCGCGTTCCAGAGGATGTGGTCGGTGTGCAGCAGGCCGGAGTCCTTGTCGCGCTCTTCGCCCCGGAGATAGGCGAAGGCGTGACGCAGCAGCGACCCCAGAAGCTGGACGCGGGCTAGGCCCTTGCTCCAGTTCCAGGGCGCATACTTGATCGCGCCGAACTCGGCCACGCGCACAAAGGCGTCGGTGATCCCCTGGTAGGGGATCAGGTCATAGGGCAGCGCGTTCAGCTTCTCGCGCTTGGCCCCCGAGGCCGCTTCAGGGTGCCCCGGAGGCTTGTCGTTCCATTCCTCCGAGGTCATCATTCCACGTCCACCCCTTTCAGGACAAACTCCTTCCAGGCCGCGAAGGTGTTGGGGAACTCGTCCTTGACGAGCCCCGCGATGGCCTTGGCGATCTCGACCGCCTCGTCCTGGGCACCGTGGGCCTTGGATCGCACCGGGACCATGTGCAGGATGGTGCGGAGCGGGGCGTTGAAATAGAGCTTGGAGCGGGTCATGCCTTCCGGCATCACCACGCGGGCAACCTCCTTCGCGATCCCCTTCTCCAGCGCCTGCCGGTAGGTCTCGACGGCAAGCCCCCAGACGCGCCCCTGGGCCTGATCCCACCACGTCTGGAGTTCCAGATCGTCGCTCGGGATGCTGGCTTGCCGGTTCGTCGGGTGCTGCGTCCGGGCTTCCCGGTAGACGGGATCGCCCAGCAACGTCACATCCTGATACCGCTGGCTGAACTCCTGCGGGCGCATGGTCCAGTGCCGCAGGAACTGTCGCCCGATGTCGCGCGTCGTGTTGACCTCGAAACAGACGTTGACCATCTCGAAGGGCGACCAGTGGCCGTGCTCCATGAGGTAGCGGATCAGGCGCGGAGCCGGTTCGTCTTGCTTCGCGGGGTTCGAGACCTTGGCGATGTAGGTCAGGAGGTCTTCCCCGTTCGGGGTCGCCCAGATCAAGCGAACCAGGGGGATCGGGTTCTCGGTGGGGGGCATCACAGGACTCCTTCGATGCTCGGGTGATAGCTGACGGCAGATTCGGTATTCGCCACCAAGGTCGGGCCGTCGCCGTGGTGGAACTGGTCGAAGAGATACCATGCTGCGTTGTCGAAGCCGGTGTTCTTGGTCCCTGCCATCCACTTCACACGGCCTGCCGAAACGATTTTGGGGCAATGCGGAGCGAACGACTCGAAGTAGCGGTTGTGCATGAAGTCCGCCGAGAGGATCAACCACGTCGGTCGGATCGCCATGAGATGCTGGATGATCTGGATCGTCGGGGTCCCCTCGGGCTGGCCGCCTCGCATGTTGGACGGCCAAGGCCACGGCGGGTTCGAGATGATGGCGTCGCAGCCTTTGAAGTCCTTGGCCTGGAGCATGAGCACGTCGTAGACGCCAGCCCTGCCGACCATCTCCCCTTGCGGTTCGATGTCCCAGGCGGCGGTGCAACGCCAGCCCAAGGGCTCCAGGGTTCGGGGGATCGCGCCATCGCCGCACATGGGCTCGGCAAAGGTCTCGATCTCGCCGATGTGTGGCAAGAGCTTCAGGATCGCGGCCTCGGGGGTCGCGTAGAAATCTCGCGCAGCGCGAGCATACTGTCCAGCGGTGCGCTTGGTCATGTCAGTATGCCCCCGTGCAGCGAACGCAGTCGGCGGTCTCTTCTTGCTCGTCATAGCGGGCCAGGACGCGCTGTTCCTCCAGCTTCCCGTTCACCATCGCCATGTGGTCGAGGTAGACCGGGACCTTCACGGTCACGGTGCGGAGCGGCGAGCCGCAGCGGTGGCATCTCGATTCGTGTTGTTCGGTCATCCCAGCACATCCTCCAGGTCATCGTCGGTGTCGTCTTCGACGAGATCGAAGGCGGCCTTGTATCGGGGGCCGAGAAGGTCGGCCCACTCTCCATTGTAGCCGGGTCCCACGGCCTCCAGGATAGCCTGGATCATGTCGGCCTTGATCGCGACCGAATAAGCCTTGCCCCCTTCAACCTTGCAGGACGCCTGCCAGTTCCCGTCAGAGGTCTTGACGACGCTCAGGTGGGAGAGATGGCCGCGTTCCCCCAGGCGGGCCAGAAGCTCGCCCAGGGGCACAGGGAACCGCCTCGGATCGGTGAGGGGGAACCCGGCCATGTCAGTTCATCCCGAGAGCGGTCAGATACATCTCCAGGATCGCCTCTTCCTCGTCGCGCTCGTCCTTGGGCTTCTTACGGATCGCGATCACCTTCCGCAGAATCTTGGTGTCGTAACCCTTGCCCTTGGCGGCCTTGTAGAACTCGGAGATGTCATCCGAGATCGCCTTCTTCTCTTCTTCCAGATGCTCGATCTGTTCGATGATCTGGCGAAGTTCCTGGGCCGCAGCAGTCGACTCGTTGTCGCCCCCCTGAAGCCCAGCCGTGCCGAGCACGTCTTCCAGATCGTCTTCGTCCTTGCGCTTCTTGGTCACAGGACATCCTCCAGGTCATCGTCCTCCGGCTCCGAAACGGTTTCGGTCGGGGGCGCGGGTTGCGTGGTGGCACCGGGCTTCCAGTCCCAGGACAGGCCGTTCTCGGCCAGCAGGCGGTCCAGGACCTTCATGGTGTCGGTGGAGACGCCCTTGACCGCAGCGATGTCCGCTCGGGACTGCACGGCAAGTTGGGCGATGCTGTAGACGCCCATGCGCTCCAGGGGGGCCGCAGCCCGCCCGCTGACGCCGAGGGCGCGGAGATTGGGGGACGTGTCCCCCACGGGGGCCACAGGGGCGCTGGCGACGCCCACAGCCCCGCCCAGGGCCGTCACGAGGGCATCGGCATGTGCGACGGCCATGTCGGCCAGATCGTCATAGCTGATCTCCCCATGGTTCGGGTTCGCCAGGAGGCCCTGGAGGGCCATCGCGGCAATGGTGGTTCGGTCGGTCATTTCTTCTCCTTCTCCTTGACGGCAGGCCCACCGGCCTTGATTCGACGGCGATCTTCTTCAGAGATCAGGGTCCACATGAACTTGCATGTGAACTCCAGATCGGGGTCGGGCTGGATCGCCATGGTCAGAACTTCCGCCCACCGTGCCGGTAGCCGCGCGTCCGATTGAACGCGAGCTTGGCCGAGATGGCGTCTTCCAGCCGGAGCTTGGTGTGCTCGGCGAAGTCGGCCAGCCGGATCATAAGGTCGGCGGCCTCTTCTTCCAGGAGCGTGAAGTCGGGAATCTTGTCCGACATCTTGGGCGCCCCGGTGGCCGGGTCGGGCTTGCGGATGGCCTCCAGCATCTCCGAGGCTTCGGAGTGCATGAGGGCGATCATCTCGCCCAGGTTCCGCTCGGCGTCATACCAGCCATTGCGGCGGCTTTCCTCGTGAGCGGTGCGGCAGAGTTCCTTGACGTGCATTGCGGCGGTCCTTTCAGGTTTCAGCGGTCACTTCTTGGATACGGGAGAGGAAATCGTCATCGTCGGGTTCCTCCGGCTCTTCGAGGTCATCGTGGTCCGACTCCTCGGCGTCGCCTTGTTCCGCCAGAGCGATCTTGGCCTCTTCATATTCAGCCAGCGCGGTCTGGTATTCGTCGTGGGCGGTCTCCCACTCGTCGACGATCTCTTCGATCTGGTCTGCGGCGGCCTCGCAGGCTTCGGCGCGCTCTCGGATCATCTGGCCGGTGTCGCCCTCCTGGAGCCCTTCCGGCATGTTGTCCAGCTTCTCCTGTTGCTCTTGGCCCAGGTCGCGGAACTGTTCCGCGATGTCACGAGCCTCGCCGATGTCGGTCAAGGCCGCGAGCGAGTCTTCGATGTCGTAAAGCTGGCTCAGGTATTCCGAGGACGTGAGTTGCGACCGCGTGAACGGGGTCTTGGACCGAAGCTCTCTCGACGAATAGGGGCCGGTCTTGATCTTGGTGTAGTAATACATCTCCCCGGCCAGGATACCGGCCTGGGGATAGTCTTTGCGCGCTTTGCGGTGATGGACGCGGGCCATGTCAGAAGGTCTCCAGCGAGGCCGTAGCGGGCTTGGCGGCGGGTTTCGGCGCAGCGGGCTTGGCGGCGGCCTGGAAGGCTTCCCAGCGGCCCGTGGGCATCGTGAACTGGACGATCATGTCCGCGTCTTCCTCCGGGTGCTCCGACGTGAGGAACGACATCATCTCCAGGAAGAGGTCCTTGTAATTCGCCCGCTTCGGCGCGGCCTTCCGGGGGGTAGCGTGTTTCGGGGTGGCCTTGGTCTTGCCGTCAGCCTGGGCGGTCTTGATCGCCTCGACGACCTGTTCCTCGACCTCGTTCGCGTCCTTGGCCTTGGACTGGATACGCTGCACCAGGGTCGACGTGATCCCCCCCTTCTTGATGTGCTCGCGAACGGTGGGGGTCACGGCGTCGAGCTTGGCGATCTGCGCCACGCGCTCGGGGGTCATGCCGACCTTCGCCGCGATGTCCTTGTTCGTCATGCCCAGGCCGATCAAGCGGGCGAAGACACGGGCGTTTTCGATGGGGGTGAAGGGCTTCCCGGAGTTGCGAATGATCTGGGAGAGGATGTGGTCGGTCTCGGTGGCGTGACGCGGCTCGGGCTGGACCGGCACGGTCGCGACGGCGTGGCCTTCGGAGATCAGCTTCAGGACGGCGCGCAAACGGCTCTCGCCGTTCGTCAGGATGAACTCGCCTTCCTCGTGATAGCCTGCCAGGGGCTCCTTGACGCCGACTTCGCGGATCGAATCCGCAAGCTGGTCGACGTGGGCTTGGTTTTCGGGAAGCTCGAAGTCCCGGCTGTTCCAGCCGTGGCGGATGACGATCTTCCGGGGGTCCATGTGGAACAGGTCGGTGCGACCTTGTGCGATGGCGGCGAGGCCGGTCTTTGCCATGGTGAGTCCTCCTTCGGGGCAGAGTTGTCGCGTGACCCCAGATATAAGCAACTGCGAGTTTACTGTCAACTGGTCGACCGAAATAGTTTCGCCGGAGTCGTGGGACCCCGGCGAAACCGTTTCGTCAGATCAGCCGCACTTGGAGTGGCCGCAGTCCTGGCACGTCTCGCAGCCGCTTTCCCGCTTGATGTTGAAGCTGAAGCACTTCGGGCAGGACGCGCCGGAGCCGAAGGTCGACTGCACGGCCAGGGCGGGATCGGCGAGGCCGGTGGTGTTGTCAGGCATCGCCAAGCCCATGGAACCCTGGAACGAACCGTAGCCGATCTCGCGCATGTGGTCTTCGATCACCTGACCGATGGCGGCCACCACCGAGGGCCGGTAAGCCCCGCGCCAAAACCCGCCACCCTTGGGGTCGAAGACGCTCTTCAGTTCCTCGACGACGAAGCTGGCGTCGTGGGGGCGACGGAAGATCGCGGAGATCATCATCGTGAGCGCGGTGCTCCAGGCGATGTGCTCCGGGTTCTTGGTGTTGATGAAGACCTCGAACGGGCGTCGCGAATCGCCCTGCACGATGTCGTTGATCGTGATGTAGAAGCCCGGAGCGCCACCCAGCTTGACCTTGTAGGTCTTGCCCTCCAGGGTCTCGGAGCGCACGGTCAGAGCGAAGCCGTCATCCTGCGAAACCGTTTCGACGGGCTTCTCTTCGACCGAGATCACAGAGCCGGTGACATCGTTCGGGCGGTAGGTGGTGCATCCCTTGCACCCCAGGCGATAGGCTTCCAGGTAGACGTGCTCGAAGACCGCGAACGGGATGTCCTTCGGCACGTTGATCGTCTTGGAGATCGACGTGTCCACCCAGGTCTGGACGGCGGCTTGCATCCGAACATGGGCCAGCGGTTCGAGGTCCTGGGCGGTGACGAAGTAGCTCGGCAAGTCCTCGTCGGGCTCCAGGTCGAACGCGGTGTGGTAAGCCATGACCGCGTAGTCCTGGACGCGCTGTTCGGTCTTGGACCCATCCTTCTGCGTCACCTTGCGCTTGTAATCGAGCGCGAAGATCGGCTCGATCCCCGAGGACACGTTGCCCGCCACGAGCGAGATCGTGCCGGTGGGGGCGATGGAGGTCAGGTGGGAGTTGCGTATGCCGTGCTCGCGGATCAGGGTCTTCAGGTAGTCCGGGAGGCGCGAGGCGAAGGTCTCGTTCGCCAGATACTTCTCGGCGTCGAACGCGGGGAAGGCACCCTTCTCCTTGGCGAGTTCGACCGAGGCTTCGTAGGCCGCCAGGGTGATCCGGCGCATGATCCCTTCGGCCACCTTGATCGCTTCCGGCGAGTCGTAGGGGACGCAGAGCATCGCCAGGGCGTCGGCCAGACCAGTCACACCCAGGCCGATCCTGCGCTTCAGGCGGCTCTCTTCGGCTTGTTGCGGCAGCGGGAACTTGGACACGTCGTTCACGTTGTCCATCATCCGCACGGCGATCTTGACGGCACGGTCGAGTTCGTCGCCCATGATCCGGGCGTAGTCGCCCTTGGCCCCCTTGACCGGAGCCTTGAACGGACTGCGGATGAAGCGGGTCAGGTTGATCGAGCCCAGCAGGCAGGCACCGTAGGGGGGCAACGGTTGCTCACCACAGTTAGAGACCAGCACACCACCACGTTCGCAGCCAAGGAAGAACCGATGGGTTTCTCCCACAGTGCCACAGAACACGTCCTGACGTTCCATGAGAGGTTCAACAGAAACAACTTTGTGGTTGGGGCGCTCATACCCCAGACGCTTCATGACCGTGTATTTGGAGCATCCCACAGCTTGTGCGATGGCAATGTAGGACATGCCCTGTTTCCGCATTTCCTGAAGATCATCATCGTCAAGGTCTTCACGATACCGCCCATTGTTCGACCCAGAATGGTCCATCTGGATCAGTTTGTTGTTTTCAGGGTGGGTGATGGAAGGATTCCTGTCACCCTGCATGTGGTAGGAGTTGTGGTCTGAACCGAGGATCAATTCGAGATTCTGAGGACGATTGTCGTCTTTGATCTCGTTTTTGTGATGAACATGAAATCCATCAGGAATGATCTCAAAAGGAACATGGTGTTCCAGCGGATTGTCGATGCCGTTGGTCAGCCGCTTGTAGCCTTTGGAGTTGGCGTTGTGGCGGTAGACTGAGGCAAGCCTCTGACCCGGAAGGAGATCACGGGCTTCGACCCGATTGCGTTGCAGATCGAAGAATTCATGGGTGTGCGTGCAGTCGATGGTCGTGCCATCGTCCAGAGTCACACGGAGAATTTCTTGATTCTCGGCTGTTTTGAAAACATCCATGGGGTGGTAGACCAGCTTGCCCACTTGGTTTTCAGTCAGGACAGACACACGCTGCCCTTCCAGTTCAGCAAAGGTCTTGAGACCTTGGTCGGTCCAGAGGGTTTGGTTGCCTGCAAAACAGGGGTTGGTCGCAGCGATGGTTTCGCAGTAGTTCAGGTTGTTATCGCGGTTGATACGGTCGATAAAGATCACACCGGGCTCGGCATAATCGTAGGTCGAGCGCATGATCTTTTCCCAGAGGTCCACCGCTTTCACGACGCGGTGAACATAGCGCGGTAGACCCTTGGTCCGCCCGTCGTCACCTTCGTTGTCCAGTATCGTCAGTTCATCCTTGCCCCTGTGGGCAGGAGGCTCGACGTGGACCAGATACCAGTCGCGGTTCTCTTGGACGGCCCGCATGAAGGCATCCGTTACCAGCACCGAAAGGTTGAACATCCGCAGGCGGGTGCTCTCTTGCTTCGCGGTGATGAAGTCCAGCACGTCGGGGTGATCGCAGCGCATGGTCGCCATCATCGCCCCCCGCCGGGAGCCCGCCGACATGACGGTGCGACACATCGCGTCCCAGACATCCATGAAGGTCAGCGGCCCGGAGGCGTCAGCGGCCACGCCCTTGACCGGCGAGCTTTTTGGCCGGAGCGGGCTGAAATCGTATCCGATCCCACCGCCCTGTTGCATGGTCAGAGCGGCTTCCTTCAGGGCGTCGAAGATGCCGTTCATGGAGTCCGGGATCGTGCCCATGACGTAGCAGTTGAAGAGGGTCACGTTCCGGCCCGCACCGGCCCCGGCGATGATCCGGCCAGCGGGCAGGAACTTGAAATCGCTCAGGACCTCAAAGAACTGTTCTTCCCAAAGGATCGGGTCGGTTTCACATGCGGCCAGGGCTCGGGCGATCCGTCTCCAGGTGTCCTGGATCGAGATGTCCCGGATCGTGCCGTCGAGTTCCTTCAGGCGGTATTTCATGTCCCAGATTTCCTCCGAAATCGGGGCGGCGAAAGGCGTGTTCATGCAGTCTCTCCTGACTAGATGTTGGGGGTCGGCCCTTATTGATACACTAGACCCGTGGGGGAGGTCTAGGCAGCTTTCAGGGCGTGGTCCAGAAGCTCGCGGGCCGTGGCCTCGTTGACGGGAATGTCCGCGTTCCACCGCTGCGGGGGCTGGTTCAGCACCCAGAGCCATTCGATGGTCTCGGCGGCCTTGTCGAAGATGTGGACCCGGCGGCGCGTATCTTCGGTCGGATAGTCGATCCGGTAGGCCAGACAGATCGCGCGGTCAAGACCCGTTTCAACGTGGCGCAGGATGTCGGTGTAGTTCGAGATCAGCCCCTTCAGCGGGCCGGGAATGTCGCCGATGACGGCCTCGTGATCGTCGTGGTGCCAGCACCACTCCTGGACATCGCGACCGTGGTAGCCGCACCGGAGAGCCAGCGTCGAGACCAGGACGCGGTGCTGGTGGACGGTCAGAGCCTTGGGGTCATTCGAGAAGCGGCGCACGACGCGCAACCGCTCTTCGATGGCGTGGATGTCGATCTGTTCAGGCTTCGGGTTCAGGATGTCTTCGATCAAGAACTGACCGAGCTTCAGGGTATAGGGCATGGCGGCGAGCCTCCTAATGGGTTGCAGGGCGGCCCAGGACCTCGTGAGTCCAGAGCCGGTATTCTTCAGCGGTGTAGGAGTTCGCCCAGATGACGGTGCCGTCAGGCATCGGCGGGGCCTCCATGTCCAGGCGGTAGATGTGCAGCCGCTGGTCGGGAGAGACGCCGATCAGGATACCGTCAGGAATCCAGCCAGTGTCGTTGATGGCCAGGGTTAGGGTTCGCGCATGTCGCGCTCGACGAGCATCCTGATCCTGGCCGGGATCGTCTGCCCGGTGCGTCGGGCCTTGGTCCGCAGCAGGTGCATCGTGTCGGGGTGGAACCCGACGCGAACTTTCTCGGTGAGATCGCCGGTCCTGCGCGGGCGAATGTTCAGCCGCTTCCGGCGGGCTTTGACGGTGCTGGGGTTCTTGCCCATCCGCTTGGCGATCTCGGGGACGGTGTGCCCCGCCGCCCAGAGGGATTTCAGGGCGGCGTCTTCCTCGGGGGTCCAGGACATCGGCTTCAACCTCGTAATGTTCCTTCCTGGCGTTCCAGGAGAGCTTGTCGGTGAGCGGGAATCGGAGGATCGGAGCGTAGCCGCAGCCATCGTCGAAGGGAACCACGCCGTCCGTCGCATGAAAAGCGGTCACGGTCACTTCGCCTGCGGTCTCGTCGATCTGGACTCCCATGATGGTGCCACCCCAGGTGATCTGTCCGAAGCTGACGACGTAGATCGGCTTGCCGACCATGCGCCAGCGCAGGAACCTTTCTGTCCATCGAACGATCAGTTGGCGCATTTCAATCCTCCAGGGTCGCTTGGTCACACTACAGGCGCAGGCGGTCATTTGCAATCGGGGCACTTCGGTCGACGGCCCGTCTTCCATCCTTTCTGGGCGGCCTTCTTGTGAACGACTTGCCGGGGCAGGGTGCTCGAAACCGTGTTGCACGGGATCGTGATGCTGGCCCCGCACCGGCACTTCAGGGTCTGGGCTTGGACCCGTATTCCGGCATGTGACAGAACGGCTGGGATGGGTGCAGAGAATGTCATGCCGGTCTCCTTCAACGTGTCAGGGGAACCCAGATCGGGGCCAGGATCAGGCCCCAGGAGAAGATCAGCGCCAGGGCGAGGCCGCCCTTGGCCGCGAGATCACCCAGGACGCGCCGGAGCGGGCTCTGGGCGGCCCGTCTGGCCGCGTGGTAGCGGTTCCAGGCCGGTGCCGTGTTCCACTTGCCGTAGGCGTCCTGGGCCTCGGCGGTGCGGCGCAGATCGGCGAGGTCAGTCATTGCAGTAATCCGCATAGGAGCGGTAGACCTTGGTGATCTCGCCGTTCGAGTTGCGACCCCACCAGCTTGCCGGGGGATTCGCGTCGGGCCACTCCAGCGTCGGGAGCGGGTTGTCGTAGGTTCCTTGTGGTCTCGTCGTCATTGGATGTCCTCGCACCAGCCGAGCCATGTGGGGTCTGCGGGGCACCCAGGCCCCGCTTCTGCCCATGACTTGATAAAGCCATAGGTGAGGACGAAAAGGGACAACGCCATCACCGAGATCACGAGATATTCGCGCAGCGATCTCACTGGACCACCGCAGCCCCGCCGGGAACCTTGCCCTTCAGCGCGGCCATCTTGCGCCCGTGCCGCTCGATCTTGAACGCACGGCGCACGGCGGCCCGGAGAACCTGCCGGGACGGCTCGGCAGGCGGCAGGTGCCCATAGACTTCCTGGTTGCGCTTGCGCTTCTCAGCGAGGCGCTGGCGGGCGCGCTCGACGCCCTTGCCTTCGCTGGTGCCAGCAGGCCGGAAGCCCAGGGCGTCGCCGATCATGTCGACCAGCAGGCCCGAGATGGTTTGGGGGATTCGCATAGTGTTCTCCTTTTCTGCGATCAGTGTATCAGGTGAGGGGTGGAGGCGGGAGGGAGGGACCCCCACCCCTCGATCAGCCTGGAGACGAGGGCGAGGCTCCCCAGGCCGAAACGGTTTCGTCAGAGGCAGAGCTTGTGCGCCTCTCGGATGATCTCGTCGGGCTCCATGCCGGTGTCGGCGTCCTGTATGATCGCACCGAGAAGCCAAGCGATCCGCTTCAGTTTCTTGCGATCCTCGGACTCCGGCTCTTCGACGGGGAACCTGGAGGCGGCCAGGGTGATAAACCCTGCCCTGAAGGTGTCGATCTTCACGCCCCAGCCCTGGTGGGTGTCGCGGAACTTGGCGACGGCATCCAGGAACAGGTCGGGGTTCTCGGACGCCCAGACCAGGGACAGTTCGACTTCGACACGGCTGACGTTCGGGTCCATAGCAGGCTCTCTCGCTCAGGGTTTCAGTTGTGCTCGGAGGCCGGAGCCTACAGAACAGTTTCATCGACGGCGCTCTAGGCGAACCTTCAGAGGGCCTGCGATGATCCGCCAGCGCCGGAAGATTCGCCTGGGCCGCCCGTCCCTTCTGAGGACGACCCAGGCTGGGGGGATCACGCCGCCACGAGGTCCAGCAGTTCGCCGCCCTTGCGCTCCAGTTCGACACGGGCGTCCTGGTTCGGCATATCACGGGCGATGGCGGTGATGGCCGTGGTCGCGTCCCAGATGGTCTCGACGGGGCGGCCTTCCTCGCGCTCGTGGGTCTCGTGGAGCTTGGCGACCATGCGGGCACCGAAGCGGTTCGCCAGGAAGGTGTCGACCTTCTCGATCTTCTTGGCCTGGGCCGCCGCGATGGTGTCTTCAATGGGCTTGGCCGAGGACTCGGCATACTCTTCGATGATCGGCGTGATGTCGTCCGCCCAGCGATCCGGGGCCGAGATGGTGTGCCGCATCCGGCGCTCGGTATAGCCCTGGACGCCCCAGACGATCCGGTTCATGCAGACGAAATCGAACAGGAAGAAGGCGACGCCGATGGACTTGGAGCCGACCTCGGAGTTCCAGACGAAGAAGCCCCGAGCGAGCGAGCCCGCTTGACCGTTGCGCCGATTCGGAACCTCGATCCGGTTCTTCTCGTCGGCCAGGAACACGAACATATCGCGGTCGCCGCCATAGAGGGTGGTGTTGTGCTTGCCGATGGCGACTTCCTTGCCGAACTCGCCGGGAACGCGGAAGTCTCCGGTGCGGCCATCGCCGAAGCGACGGATCAGTTCGCCAGTGATGTCAGCGTTCCAGACGCGACCGTAGTTCGGGCCGGTGGCGGCGCGAAGCTGCACCATCCCCGACTCTTCCTTGGTCACGAGGACGCCAACATCTTCCACGTCGCGGGCGATCTGGACGCCATAGTTCAGGCAGTCCGCCGCCATCGGCGCGGGCAGGGTCCGCAGATAGCCCGCCGGGGCACCAGCGAGGCCCGCCATCTGGCCGAACGACCAGTGGGTCATAGTCGCTTCGGTGCCGTTCTGGCCGGAGACCAGCAGCCCCTTGAGCGGATTCGTGGGGTCGGGGGCGAAGTTCAGGCGGCGGGACGAGACAGCCTTGCCGGTGCTGCGGTCGCGCAGAGCCGTGAAGTGCTGGTGCATCTCGGGGAGGCTGGTGAAACGCTCGTCGTCGGGACGGTTCATCCATTGGTCGGAGCAAGCGGTGAGGATCGAAGGATTGTCGAAGGCCATGGTCATCTCCTGGCTGTTTGTGGTCAGGGTCAGCGGAGGATGTAACGCCCCCCGTGGACAACACATAGTAGCCTGCGGGTTGATAGTCAACAGGGGGAACACAAAAAAAAATGCCCCGCCGAGGCAGGGCAAGTTCAACAGGGAGGTAGAGCGTCCGATCTCGCTCTGGATTTCACCCTAGCATGGATGGCTCGGCCTACGAAACGGTTTCGCTCGACGGGCCTACAGGGGCGATTCGTCGGGCCTACAGATCAATTTCATCTGGGAGGGGGTGGGTCCCCGAGACATCATCGCCGCATGACGCTCAGGGACCGCCGGGACCGCCGCCGGGAGGGTGGCAAGACAGAAGGTATCGCAGAGCGGGGGAGGGTGCAACGTATCGGTGGGGGTCGCGAGGTTCTGGGAGAACGGCCCAGGTCAGCGAGGACTCAACGCCGACCTGGGCCTACCGAGAGAAGGACGCCTTGAACATCCCGTCTGGATTCCACCTTGGCAAGGAACCCAGAGTTCGGGCCGAACGCGACTTCGGTTGCCGAACAGTTAGGAGAATAGGGTGGTTCGCTGGTTCATTCAAGTGTCCTTAGAGTTTATGTCCAACTTGGACCTTGCCGTCATCACCCAGGGTCGAGGGTGCGGCCATGGACCGCCTCGAAGGCGGGGCCTGCCCCTTCTCCGAAGTCAAGCTCCGGCTCGGTCGATGAAGTTTCAAGGGGGCCATGTCGGATCGCTCGAAGCGCGAGGTCTCGCGCCTCCAGCAGCTTGACCAGGGCTTGGTCACTGTCCGGGTTCGCCGGGATCGTGCTGGCAAGCCTGCCCGCCAGTTCGCAGAACGGCTGGCACACCTGGGCGAGATGCCTCGGCAGGTGCTGGTATTGAAATTGTCGGGGATCGGGTCTTGTCATGCGGCCTCCTTTCGTGAGTGCTGACGCCTCGATCCTGGCACGAAACGCCTTCAGGTTGCATCTATTTTTCTGCCAAGGCCGCAGGATTTTTGAACGGGACAGGTCTCCGAAGTTTGGGCGGGCGAGGTCTCCAAAGTTTTGGGATGGGCGAGGTATTTGAAGTTAGGTCGAGGCCGATCTGTATCGACGAGGGTGCTGGAGTTCCGGGTCGCGAGTGGACGCGGGCGCAGGCGCGCAGGCGCGCATG